CACTATCTCTTTATTCAGCAACTTTTTTTGACACTACCACTCAAAACAGTGGTGGTGCAACTACAGCTAACCAAGTATTAATAGCGTCAACACAAGCTGCTAATGGATTTACATTAGCTAGTAATACAGTCACTGTTGTAAATGCAGGAACTTATTATTTAGATCTTAGCCTTCAACTTACTTTTACTGGAGGAGCATCAAACTATAATGTAACTGTTTGGTATACAATAAATGATGCAATTGTGCCTAATTCAGCATTTACATTCACTACTAGTAGTGCACAAAATGATCAAACGCTAGCACGTATAGCTGATACAATTGCATTAACTGCTGGACAATATATTAAGTTTTACTGGTGGTCACCAGCTACAGGTATGAAACTTTTAGCAACTGCTGCTGGTAGTAACCCAACTAGACCTTTATCACCATCTGTTAATTTTAATATATTTAACATAGGATAATTATGGCAATACCTTCTCAACAAATAGGCTGGAGCCAAAAGGCTAAACTACTTTGGAACATATCTAAGCAATTAGAAAGGCTTACAGGAGTGATGGGTAGGAATATTCCTGCTACCACTACTACAACCACTAGTAGCAGTAGTAGTACTACAACTACAACTACAACTGCTACACCGTAAATAAAACAAAACCAACAAAACTACATATATGAAGGATCTCAGATTTATCTGTGCTCAACCAGATGATACCTATTACACATGGCAGGTACATTTATGGATAGAGAGCTTAAAGAAAATTGGACATTCAGACAAAGCAATTGTGCTTATATTCATTCCTAGTTATAGGGAAAAGAATACCAAGTGGCAGCAAGTGATAGATCTCTATCCAGAAGCTGAATTTGTATTCTACAAAGATGAGCACAAGATTAGTAACATGTTAGGAGTTTACATTCCTGTGTTGCGTCCTTATTGTTTGAAAAGATATTTTGCAGAGAATCCAGGGATGAAAGATAAAGCTGTTATGTATTGTGATTCAGACGTAGTGTTTACAGAGAATCTAAATATAGATGCTTATCTGGATGATGATGTAAACTATGTATCTGATACAAACAGTTATATCAACGCTTCATATTTTGATAGTAAAGTGAAGGATGTAAAGCCTGAAAAGCTTGAGTTGTATAAGACTAGAGACATTCTAGCTGAAACAGCAGAACTTACAGGCATAACTAGAGAGATAGCTGAAGCTAACAATGAGCATTCAGGAGGAGCACAATACCTATTAAAGAACATCGATAGTGATTTCTGGGACAAGGTGTTGCAAGACTGTTTGGTAATTAGAACACATTTACTAAACATAAACAGAGAATTCTTCGAGAATGAAAATAAAGGCTTTCAAAGTTGGTGTGCTGATATGTGGGCTGTTCTCTGGGCTATTTGGTATAGGAATCAAAAAGCGAAGATTATTCCTGAAATGGATTTTGCTTGGTCTTCTGATCCAATTCAGAAACTAGAGAGAACAGGACTCTTACATAACGCAGGAATTGTTGGTGATGAAGCCAATGGGTACCCTGCTTTCTATAAAGGAAAGTATCACACAGGACAAGATCCTTTCGACGATCCTCATTTACAAACAGTTATGAATAATGAGAACAGTCAGAAGTATTGCACTCACTATTATACATCACAACTAATAGAATTAAAAAACAAATATAACCTTAACTATTAACCATAAAAATTTAAAAAATGGGAAGTAACAATCGTGATCTTAAAGCTTATGTCCGCTATGATGGTAGTGGCAGAGTAGTTGCAGGTAGCTTAATACTGCGTAGAAACAAACCAAAGGTAGGCAACTGGCAACAAGTACAAGGGTATGAGTGCAACAGTGGCGGTACCTCTTATCAAGTTGTAGCAACTGCTTCAGGTGCTCTATCAAGTGTTATCACTTACAGATCTGGTGTTGACAACAGCACACAAACTGTAAATTTAGTTGGTACTAATTTATTAGTAACTACTATATGTGCTGTAACTGGTTCTGTATCTGCAGTAGATGCATCAGGAACTACAACAGTTATTACAGCAGGAGCTGGTTGTGAGTGTTCTGGTTTAAGTCCTGAAGTAAGTTTTAGTAATACAACTACTACCACTACATCATCTACTAGTACAACAACTACTACTTCTACTAGTACTAGTACAACCACTACTACAACTACTGCAGCTCCTTAAAATAAAACTAAATGGCAAAATCATTATTCCCTGATGAGATGATGAAATCAGGAGAACTAAATTTAGAAACAATAGCTGGAAAGCTTACGTATTTTCATGAGCAATTACATTTAACTCATTGGCAAACAACTAGTTATGCTGAACACAAAGCTCTTGGGAAACTATATGAATATGTACAAGACTTTAAAGATGGTGTAATTGAGAAGATCATGGGGTATACAGGTAAACGTCCTGCTCCATATAAGATAGAACCTCTTATAAATTGTACAGGGAATGAGTGTGTTTCAAATCTTTTATCTTTTGCATCTTCATTAAAAAGCTATGGTGAAGCAAACAGCTATCACGATATAGCTAATTTAGCAGATGCATTATCTGGAGAAGCAGCAAAAACTAAATACTTATTAACCTTGTCTTAATGCAGATTAACAAGAAATTCTTTCCTCAGGTGATGCAAGATAATGAAATAGCTTATTTTGCACACCTTGAGGGAATTATATCATCTGTGGATGAGTTAGCCACATTAGAAATTACTAGGAATCCCAATTCCTATCACTTTAGACTAGCACCATCTATACCCAGGTATAATGACATGCTGCTAGAAGAGTTATTGAAGTTTCATAACCTCTTACAGATCCATTTAGATCTGTCTAAAAGTATAAAGAGTTCTGCCACAATAGTGTTTGATATCACCATGTAAAATAAATTTGGTAGATATTGCAGAAATACATATCTTTGTTCATAAAACCAAAAAATATATAATATGTCACAAGAATTAGAAGTAACTCCAGTTCAAGAAGAAGTAAATATTCAAGAGCCTGTTCAAGAGCCTGTAAAGTATGATCCTAACAAGAAATACACCTGGAATACAGATGATATTTTTGTTATCAATGGTTCTGAGTTTGGTGTAATCCTTAACTCACTACGTTCACAGTTAGCTACAGAAGAAGCTGCTCGTATTTTATTAGCTAACAGAGCTAACAATACAATTGAGCAAGTGCTAGCTAGATCAGTAGAATCTGGTGTTGTTAAAGAAGCTGAAAATCAATAGATTATGGCAAAAGAAATGATAAAACGTGCTGATGGTTCCACCTCTCAAAGAGGATTATGGGATAACATCCGTGCTGCAGCTAAAAAGAATAAAGCTGCTGGTAAACCTGGTAAGAAACCTACGTCTGCTATGCTTAAGCAGGAAAAGAAAATCAAGGCTAAGAGCAAGTAATGAACGATCATTGCTCCATACATGAAATAGCTCTTGAGGAAGGACAATGTCCTAAATGTCTAGAACAATCTAATATATAAATAAAATGGCAACTATTAAAAAAGCCCAATACGGTGATCGTATTACAGGTAGACAAAAGAAAAGACTTGGTAGAATTGCAGAGAAAAATCCTGAAAGAGCTAAAGAAGTAGCAGAACGCATGAAGTTAAGAGCTACACGTAGAAAACGTGGTAGTGAAATTTATGATTCTCTTTCACCTAAGGAAGACCTACCTGCATTTAAAGCTAGAACTATGGCAGAAGCTAAGAGTGCTAAAAACGGTAAATCATTCCCAGACTTAAACAAGGATGGTAAGATTACTAAAGCTGACATCCTTAAAGGACGTGGTGTTATTAAGAATGGTGGCAAGATTAAGAAAGCTCAGGCTGGATTAAAAGCTTCTAACAAGCGTGTAGGACCTGTTGATCCTAAAGGTGCTTGGACTAAGGTTCAAGAAATGAACTTACCTCCTCGTAATGTTAAAACTTCTGTAAGTCTTAAGAAGGACAAGCAGTTAGGTGCTACAAAGATGAAATCTGGTGGTAAAATGAAAAAGAAAAAATAATGGCTACAGATAAAAAGTGGATGCAGAAGGTATCTAAGTCTATTAAGGCTAGAGGTACAGAAGGCAAATGCACTCCTATTACTAAGCCTGGTTGTACAGGTAAGGCTAAAGCTCTTGCTAAAACATTCAAGAAAATAACTGCAAAGCGTAAAGGTAAATAACATGCCTAGAATTCCTAAGACCAAGGTGTATAACCCACAGAAAGCAGAAGCTTATGTAGGTAAGGGAGTTCTTAGAGCTGGTGGTAAAATCACTCCTGTTCCTAATGGTCCTCTTGTTAAAAAGAAGGGAGAGTTTAAAGGCTCTACATTAAAAGATGGTGGTAAGGTGAAGGTTACAGCTGGTGGAGAAAAACATGTAGTTTATAAAGCCACAAAGAAAACAGCTAAAGCTAAACCTGGAGACATAGTTGTAAACCACCCTACTAAAGATAAAGGTAAATGGGATACAATCAATCTCACTAAGATTGGTAGAGCAAAGACTGTTAAACAAGGTGTTGCTTCTACAAAGAAGTGGCACAAAGACAACCCTGATTACAAGTACAAAGGTAAAAAGAAATAAGATGGCTAGGATTAAAAAAGCTCAAGGTGGTAGTAAAGTTGATAATACTAGAGTTAAAAAACCTATTATAGATCCTGTACGTACCACCCCTACAAAATATAAATATATAGATAGACCTGTACCAAGTGGTAAAAAACCTAGTTCTATAGATTCAGCACTATATAGAAGTGGATATAAAAGAGGTGTAAAAGGAGGTAACGCTAGTGTTTTTGATAATTGGCAAGAGATTGAAGGTGTTAGAGAAGGTAGAGAAAATAGACTAAAGAAACAAAAGAATGGTGGTTCTACACCAGCATGGCAAAGAAAAGAAGGTAAAAATCCTTCTGGTGGTTTAAACGCTAAAGGAAGAGCCTCATATAATAGAGCTAATCCAGGCAAGCCTGGTCTTAAAGCTCCTCAACCTGAAGGTGGTCCTAGAAAGAAATCATTCTGTGCTAGGATGTCAGGTATGAAAAAGAAACTCACAAGTTCTAAGACAGCAAATGACCCTAACAGTAGGATTAATAAGTCTTTGCGTAAATGGAAATGCTAACAATTTAAAATTATAAAAATGGCAACTGTTAAAAAAGTTAAAAAGGCTCAATTTGGAGCTCCTATAAAAAAAGGTGGGTACCGTGGTGGTTGTGCTGCAACTACATCAGGTGCTGATCGTGCTGAACGCAAAGAAGCTAGAGTGGCTGAACGTGATTATAAAAAAGCTGTGAGAGTAGCTGGTCGTGAAGAACGTCAAGCTGAAAGAGCTGAAAAGAAAGCTGCTAAATCTGCTCCTGCAGCTAAGCATGGTATGAAAGTTAAGAAAGCACAATCTGGTACAAAGATGACAAAAGCTGCTCAAAACAAACGTACTGATGATATGGCTAAGTCTTTAGACAAAGCTTCTGTTCTTGGTAAAAACTATATTGCACCTAGTGATTCAGTATCTAAGGCAAGACCAAAAGGAATGAACTTTGACAAAAAGAGTTTTGACAAGGTGCCTTCTTTAGATAAGTTGAAGAAAAAAATTGAAAAGAAGAAATCTGGTGGTAAAGCTAAGATGGGTAAGTCTATGGGAAAATGTAAATATGGTTGCTAATGAAATCAGGTAAACCACGTTTAGCTCCTAAGGTTAAAAACCCTAAGCCCAACAAGCCTTATATGAAGGAATCAGATAATACTAGAAATAAAGGTAAGAGCCCTATGGCTCCTATGACTGGTAAGAAATTATCAAAATAATAAAAAGCCCCCCCAGAAATGGAGGGCTTTTTTTATTAGTTTATCTCATCTTTTGTTCCAAAACTTGGTACATGCATGACTCTATAAGATAGAGTGTTACTTTTTGATTTTTCGCCTTTTCCTTGTTTTAACATAGCACTTATAAATTCCCAATCATGTCCATATATTGGTAAATGTTCTGGTAATTGTTTTGCTAGCTCTGTTGTTAATACTATCTCACTATGACCTATCTGAGATGGAGCCATTGTTGAATTTCTAGCTTTACCAATAGGATCTATCCAAGAATTAAAAAACATATAATCTAAGTCTGTGTTTTCTATTTCTAAATAATTGCTAAAATGATCTTCAAAAATGATATCGTCATTAGCATAAAATATAAAATATTTTCCTGTAGCATTTTGAATAGCATAGTTTGTAAGCTTATATCCACAACCTCCTCCATTAACTTCAGCATTAAAATAATGAATGATGTTTCCTTTAAGTGCTTGCTCTTGTTTTATAGTTTCAAGATAACCACTATCTATTAGTTCTTGAAAATGTGGACAATGATCGCCCATAATAAATGCTTCCCAGTTATTAATGTTTTGATTAATAATACATTCAATAGACCTTTTTGTTCTTAAAGGTCTACCAAAACAAGGTAGACTAACAGTTATCCTAGCGTTCATTTTTCCCTATCTCTTTAACTGGAACTCCAGCATATTTATAATTTGGTTTTAATAATGATTTCTTTCCAACAAACGCACTGGCTCCAATCATACAACCTCTTGGTATAGATATCTTTTGATGAATTACAGCATTCAGTCCAATATTTGTGTATTCTCCAATAATAGAATGACCTCCTATCTTTGCTCCACAAGATAGTGTTACATTATTTTCTAGGGTTGCATCATGTCCAACATGTGAATGTTTCATGAGATAGCAATTCTCACCTATTATCGTTTGTTTATCCGCTCCAGAATCAACTGTAACAAGTCCTGTCAGTCTTGATCCTTTTTTAATTAAAACACCTTTATCTTCATTTTCTCTTCCTTTCCATTCAGGAGGCATTCCTATAATACAATAAGGACCTATATAAACATCATCTTCTATAATAACATTTTTACCAATTATAGCTGTTTTATCTAGATGTATCATTAATATAATTTTTTAACATTTGTGAATAATCATTTTTCCAATTGGGAGCTAAATGTACATCTCCTGTAGGAATTCTTCCTATAACTCTTTGTGATTCAATGTAAGCACTATGTCTTTGTATAGCGTTGAGCTTTCCAGGATGGTCAGTACCTTCTCCACTCATGTGATAACCTCTACCACCCCACATATAGAACCAACTTGCTTCTTCCTTAGGAGGTTTAGCAAATAGTCTTCCTCCATATGCATTGATTGCTTCAATGAATGTCATATCATATCCAGCATTTTGAAGAGGATGTCCTCCTATAGCTTTCCAAGCTGACTTTCTAAACACAATACCAGAGTTACCTATCCAACCAACTTGTTCAATACCTGTAATGTGACATAACACTCCTGTTTCCCAGTGAAGGATGTTCACCTTATCAGTCATGTATTTAGCTACATTTTGTAAGTGATTTGGTAAAGCTACATCATCATCATCCCATTGACATATTATATCTCCCTGGCATAATTCTGTAGCAAAGTTTTCTTTCTCACCAATGGTGTCAAAAGTTTTATCTAGGTTAACTATCTTAATTTGTGGATGATCGTATACAAGAGTCTGTAAAGGATAGTCGTTCACTATTATAAGCTCACACTTATCTGCAGGGTAGTCCTGCTTGAGGAAAGATTCAATACTCTCCTCAAGCGTGGACACTCTACCATAAGTTATACATTTACATGATATAAATGGATATTCCATATTACCAAATTTGGATTATGTCAAATGGTGATACTAATATTGCACGTTCATCATTTTCATTGATTGGAACCAATGTAGCTTTGTTTAAAGCTGCTGGATCTACCAACACCCAGTCTCCTGCTTTAATCTCTGTAACAATAGTACCAACTTGTAACACCTTTAGTTTAGACATCTTGTTAAGCAATTCTCTTTGTAATGCTTCTTTAGTGTTTTCATCTACAACAATCTTACTTTCCTCTTCTTGTGGAGGTAATTGTAATAACACTCTGTTTCCTAATAACTTTGCCATGATTAATTATTTAAATTGTTAAATCTAGTTACATCTTCATCAACTAAGCTAATCTCTGTTGAATATGTATTGCGTTGCCTTTTAACCCCTCTTTGTTTACCAGTCTTAGGATCAATATCTGGAACATCTTCTGAACGGTCATGTGCATCATCTAATAAGACTAACACTTTGTTATCTTCTATTTGAACTGATCTAATCACCTTGTTCAGGTTAAAGCTGTCGGTGTAAACTTTATCACCGTCCTTTCTTGTGTAAAAGAATAAATTGCTCATTTGTTTTGGTTTACTTGTTTATAAAATTGTTTTGTTAAATACTGTAGCTGATAGGTGTATACTTCCTCAGTGTGCTCATTTAGCTCAATGCCTGCCCATTTCATCATATCTATTGTTACATGGAGTAATTCATGTTGTACAACAGCAGAGTCCTCAATGTCTGAGAACCATACAATAGGAGGTTTACCATCAGCTGTACCAAATGTTACAGCTCTAGCATCTAAATCAGGAGCTTTGATAGTGCTATCAAAGTTCTTAGCTATATACTTAGCAGCAAATGCTGTATCCTCTGTAACAATGACTTGTACTTCTAAATCAAATGTTCCAGCAGGTATTGTATACACTTTGTAATTAGGCTTTGGAGCTTTCTCATCTGTCACCCAGATAGATGTAGCTATCATAGCTACCAAGGATACACCTATTATTATTCCCTCAGCTAATCTCATACTTTTGTTTTAAATATTCACGTCTCTTATTCACTTCCTCAAACCTATAAATATCACTCTCCACCTGATTGTGTTCATTCAATGTCAAAAGTATGATATTTTCTTCATCTAACGCAGCTTCAGGGTATTTTTCTTTTGGTAAAATGTGATGAAAGAATGCTGTTGACACACCACCTATTAAATAGTCCCCACTAACTTCTGACAGTCTAGGTCTAGTTTTCCATATCTTTAGAAACAAATCCTTCATAGGATTAATCTCTGTAATAGGATGTTTGTCAGGGACCTTCACCTTAAATCCTTTCGCAGAGGATAAAGATTTTCTAGGCTTGTGTATAAAACAGTATTCTCCATCACAGTTTTTACCACATGTTTTACATTGTGTTTTCATAATTATCTACATCCTGCATAGTGATAAATGTTACTTCTATCTCTTCTAATAAGCTCTGATGCATCTTTAACACAAAGGTTATTACCTATAACAAATCTAGAGAAATCAACAATGGCTGCCCTCTCTTTTCTAGTGGTGCTTCTATTAAGTCTTACATTGGTATCTTTAACCACCTTAATATCTGCACCATGTCTTTCAACACATTCCAAAAGAGCTTGCTCAAGCGTCTGTCCTTCATCTGCCATAAACTTTAAATCTTTCATTTCTGCAAAGTCTATCTCAAGTCTCTTTCCAAACGTTCTTTGGAACTCACGTTGGTAACCTTTAATCACTGCTAATTCTCTTGGAGTCATCATTTTAATTTTATGTTATTTTAATCCTGTAGAACCAAATCCACCTTCACCTCTATTTGTATCTGATAGGGCTTTCACTTCTAAAAATGCAATGTTATACACCTCATCTAGATAGAACTGTGCCACTCTATCACCTACAGAGTAAGGAAAGTCTTGACCTTCTTTGATAGCGGTGAATACACACATCCACTCTCCTCTATAATCAGAGTCAATAATACCTATAGAGTTATTCATTACCCAGTGGTGCTTAGTTAAGTTACTACGAGGTACTAACACAGCTTTGTAACCTACAGGGATTTCTGTTTTAAACCCTAAACCAACAACAACCTTACCGTCATCTTTATGCACAATAGAATGTGCATATACATCATAACATGCTGCATCTAAACTTCCTCTAGAAGGAACAATCGTGTTGTCAGAGATCTTTTTAAATTTCACTTGTAACATCTTCTTCAGTTTTAATTTCAGTTTGGTTAATCTTGTTAATAATACTAGTCTTGATTTCATTGTAAAACTCTTCGTTGTCTAACAACATAGCTTTAAACTCTTCAAGATCATACTTTGTTTCATTGAATGTGAATGTCTTACCATACTTCCTACCAAGTTCAAACTCATTAAGAAGTTCCATAATCTCACCCACCTTATCAATACCCTCACCATACACAATATCAAATGCATGTAGCTTATAAGGAGAACTCATCTTGTTCTTTACAGCTTTCACCTTGGTAATATTACCGTAGTTTACATCACCTTCCTTAGCTAAGCTCTTGCTCACCTCTATTCTTACATCAGTGTAGAACTTCAATGCATGACCACCTTGAGTTGTGGTAGGGTTACCAAACATAACACCAATCTTCTCACGATATTGACTTACGACAATAACACATACATTGTGTTGTGATAGGGCACCTTTTAGTTTTGGATATGCATTGCTATTCAATCTAGCTTTGTAACCGATAGTGCTATCACCTACATCACCATCTAATTGTTTCTTAGGAATCAATGAGCTATCTGAGTCAATAATAACAAGATCAACATCTCCTGTTTGAATCATTTCCATAGCAATGTTAAAACCTTCCTCACCACATGATGGTTGAGCAATTAACATCTTGGTAGTATCTACACCTAGAGCTTGGAAGTATTGCTTATCAACAGCATGCTCGCCATCTATATATAATACAGTGCCTCCCTTCTTTTGACATTCTGCTACAGCATGTCCACAGATTGTAGACTTACCTGAGCCTTCCCAACCCATTAGTTCATACATCTTACCTTTTACAAATCCTCCAGTTCCCAATGTGATGTAATCAAAACCAATACTCCCCGTACTGATAATTTCATATGCACCATCTGTTTTGCTTTCTAGTGTTAGGATTGTTCCTACACCATAAGCTTTGTTTAATTTCTCAAGGGCTTCTTGATATTTACTTTTGCCCTCTGAGGTTTCCTTTGCTTTTGCCATAATTGTTGGTTTTATAGATACAAATTTACGAATAACTTTACAAAATAAAAAATAAAAAAATAGCCCCAGTATAGATATACCAGGGCTTTCATAATCAAAACAGAACACAGAACACTATATTTTTTTCTCTTCTTCTAGAAGAGTATTACCTTTTTTTCTTGGTTTGGTATATGGGCAGTTCTTACACCCGTTTGCACAACATTCACCACGTTGGGTGAGGAACAGAGCTGTAAATACAACTCTATCCCCATCCAAGTAGTAATGTTTATCTTTTATAAATTCTTTCTTTTCCATTAGATGTTTACTTCACAAGCACCACCTCCGCAAGCTTGGATAGCACCAAAGTCTACAGTGTCATCCATCTCCATCACCTTTGTTAAGTCAATAGATTTTAATGATTTAATGCGGTTGTTATATTCCTCTTCTGTGATGTCTTCAAAAGGAGCTTGAGAATAACTACCTCCAAAATAAGGCAGCACTGACAAACCATTGTATACATCTTGATTGGTCCACATCCAATTACCTACAGCTTGCCATTCATTTAAGAAACCATCATCAGTTTGTGTGTATCTACTACCTTGACCATCACTCATGTTAACTGATATGTATTTTCTATTATTATCGATAGAGATAGTAGCACTTACATTATGTGTGTTAGCTCCATTGTTATGACCTGCTTTAACCCATTCTGTAGAGAACTTCTTAACACGATTTAATGTTTGAATAGCTGTCTCTGTACGTAGAATAGATCCTTCAGGGGCTTTAACAGGAATTCTTACACACACTGTATCCTTAGGACGTAACACATCATCTTCACATAGTTCAGGATGGTTAATCTCTAAGTACATAGCAATGTCTTCATTCTTGTTAAATCTCATAGTTCTTAGATAGTGAGGAGCATGCCAAGCATGTATACCACTAGCTGTTCCTAACACAAGGCTAGTTGTACCAGAAGGTTTAATACATGTAATACGAGCTGCTTCATTGGTACCAATAAGAGCTGATAAGTCCCTATTCATAGTTTTGGCTGTGTTAGCTACTAATTCTAGGTCATACTTCAAGATTTCTCCTGAACCAATACCAGTCATACCAATACCCAACAGAGCATCTTTCTGTGTAGTCTTTTGCCAGATAGGACGTAAGTAATGAAAGTCAAAGAATCCTGCCTGTAATGTACCAAAGAATGAAGCAATTGCCACTCTTTCATTAAGATCGTCTTGATCCTTAATATCAGATACATTCACCTCACATAGGTTACAGAATTGGAATGGACGTAAGCCAATTTCACAACAAGGATTAGTTCCCCAATCTAAGTCGTTAGACCAATAGATACCTGGTTCACCACTTCCTGATGCTTCAATTCTTTTCCATAGAGACATGAATTCTTCTTCACTCACCTCACCTCTTTTAAGGACAGCTGAGTTATTACTTCTACCACGTTGTTCATTAAGCTCCCACCAGTTGCCATACTTACATGTAATCATTTCCTCATCATCATGGCTGAATAGGCTAATCATAGCACTTCTTCTAATACCACCTGCAAGAACACTATTAGCAATATGACACATAATATCATGGCATTCTAGAGGAGATAGTTTACTACCATCTTCTTTACGTTCCATAATAGCATCAATGTGAGCTAATGCAATCTTTAATGGTTCTGGACCAGGTGCTTTACCACCAGCTGTTACAAGTCTAGCTCCTTTCTCACGGATAGCTCTAAAGTCAAACTTAGGTTTATAACCACCTTCAAAATAGAACTTAACTAATACCTTCACAGCATCAGCCCATCCCATAATGCTATCCTCAATAAGATAGTTCTTATGCTTATAAGACTCTTGTTTCTTAATAGGTGGTAATTGAGCTACATGATGCTTTTGAACAGAAAAACCTACACCTGAACCACCTAATAATAAGAACATAGTCTCACTGAAGCTATATAAGCTATCCACTGGCAGATAAGCACAGTTGTAACCCCTAGCATTATTCACTTCCATAGCTGGACCAGCAAACTGTAGAGCCCTCATAGATGGTAACACCTTCTTATCTCTGATAAACTTGGCACTCTCTACAATAGCATCTTTTAATTTAGGATATTTCTTGATCATCATTGTTTCATACCTATCCACTATCTCATCCCAGGTTTCTCTTCTTTTTAGTTCTGGGACATACTTCGCATACTTACTAAAAATCGTTATTTTACTTAACGCATCTAATCCTAAATCCATGTTTTGTTTTGTTTTAATTGGTTAAAAAAAGGGGGTTGCAAATGTACAACCGCCCTTTTTATAAACCAAGACATTTCAAAAATTCTATCTAACTAAATTTCTTATTTTGTAACCAAGTTCTGCATCATTAGAATGGTCTCTAACTAATTTAGTTATTTCCTTTTCAAGGGTCATGAGTTTCTCTATATAGAGCGTTGCATCCATTAGTTCTTCCTGTAAGTGCTTGAGAAAGTTATCCTTATTGTTAGTTTCTAGTGTAGTACCATACTTATCAATGCCTACAGCACTTCTAATTCCATACTTACGGACAACTTGGTCAACTATACTATCTGTCATAACTTATTGTTTAAGATTTCAAATGCTTGTTCAACAGCTTTTTTCTCAGCTTCTTTTCTATTATTATAATGAAATGGGTTTGAATACATTGTATCATCATCTATAACAGTATAAGCAAATGTTGCATCAAGTTTTTTGTAATCTACTAACATCTCTATATACACCTTGTTGTTATCAAACACATCAAACAATCCTCTAGGCTGTACATCTATGAGCTTACCTATCTTATCATTATCAATAGTTGTTTGACGAGCGTATTCTTTGAAGTTCTCTGGAAGTTCCTCATCCTTTAGAGACTCTAACATAGCATTTAAGTAGAATTGCTTGATAACAATAGCTGCTTTGTCATACTTTTCTAATAGTTCTAATCCTGTCATAGCGATTTTGTTTTATTTAGTTCTTCATATTTGTTCTGCCACCAGTCCCTCTCAAAATCAAACTCTACACAATCTGTTGTATTTTGATTATTCTTAATACAATCCTCGTATAGAATAGAATTCTTGAGAGCTTCCATTTTACAGAACAGAATGGTATTTTCTATACCAAACTTCTTTACTAGTTCTTCTAGCACTTCTTTATTATACATGTTGTTTAATTTTATCTAGATCAAGAGTTTCATAGTCTTCTGAAAAACCAGACCAAACTTCCATATCATCATCAAATACTACATCAAACTTATCTTCCCAAAACTGCTTTAAATCTTCTGTCTTGTTGAACACTCGATATTGAAGAGAAAGCTCATCTTTTTGAAAGCCATTTTTCTTTATTGTGACAATTTTAGGGAAAATCTGCTGGAATTTGCTAGAAGTTTTGGAATATTTGCCCTGTTTTACCAATTCTATGTCAGGCATTAGCCTTGGACTGATTTGATAAACTACAACAACATACCCCTCTTCATAATCATAATCATCTATAATAGACTTAGTCTTTTCATACTCACTATCTAGAAACACCTTAAACTTATCTAGGTCTTCAGGCTTAAATAAAAGATAGACAGAATCCTTGTATTGTACATCTCTTCTGCTATCTTTTATAAAACCATTGACAAACCCATTATTTGTTAGCTTTTCTTTACCAATACTAAATATTGGTACAATGAATATAGTGGTGATTGTCTTTGTTGTCTCCATTAGCCTAATTTTACTAACCCGTTATTTAAATAATTCTCTCTTGAAATGTTCCACTTATCATTATTGATAGCCCATTTAAGGTCAGTGATAAGACTCTTAACACCAGGATACTTTCTACCCTTGTGCTCAAATCCTTGTTCAGCATCTTGGAATGATTTATCATCCATTGTAAATACTAATGGACATGCATAGTTTGTGCTGTCACATACAATAAATCTAGGAGGTAATATCTCATATCCTACAGCTACTAGCTCATCAAACATGTGCTTTGCTGCAAAGAAATACAAATAGCCCTGTATATAAGCTCTACGATAGAGATAATACTCTTCATAGAAGTTTTCTACAGACCACGTACATTTAAGATCATATACCTGGATTGTCTTCTCTGTATGGTCAACAATCACCTTATCCATCATGCTCTTGAACATATGTCCAAACACAACATATCCTTCCACCTGGAGCTGATTATATACATTGTAGCGTGCACTATTAACTAGGTTTACAATTGGTGCTGTAAAGTCATTAGTCTTAAGCTCTTCTACAATCTTCTCTGCATTAGTTATATCCTGTGTAGTAACAACGGTTAAGCCCTTGCTTCTCACCTCACGGATTTCTTTGTAATAGATTTCTGCATCAGATCCTATGAATTTAGCAAGAACAGCATCAATCTTAATCTTGAATCCAGAATCTACATATGCATCTTTCATGATGTCTTCCATCTCTCTTGTAACTACACCATCTTCATTTGTAGCTGCAGTTGTGTGTCTATACAATGCTTCTACGAATTCTAGCATAAGATTGGTTGGTGCACTAACAACAGTTGACATATAAAACCTCTCATCAAAGAGTTCTGGTTCCATAAGTTGTGTCTCTACTAGTCTACCAATAACTGATGCTGCTGTGTCTTTATCCTCCACCTTCTCATTTAGGACATACTTCTTGTGGTATTTCTTTCTGTCCACAGAGAAGTCCTTCAAGCTGGAGGAACTATCCATTACTACAGCCCTATAAGCTGCTTCTGTTCTGTTTGGTCCTTGTATCATTTAGTGTTTGTTTAAAAGATTCTATAATGTAAGGGTGCATTGCCCTCACTTCTCTTGGTACCCTCTGAAAGAACCATCTAACCTCTAGTTCATAAGGGTCTCCCTTATCATCTATATTCTGTGGGTGGATTAACCAGAAATAGTGCTTCTCTGAGTTATACGTAATATATCCCTCATGCCATATCTCTGTGAACGACGGTTCTTTATTGATTGTTATCTCTAAGTCACTCATTTTTTCTCTAATTTAGTTTTTACATCATGACATGATTCACATAACACCTGTAGATTATCTAGTTCACAGAACAGACGCTCTACAAATCCTGCTAAGTCTTCTTTACAGTTAAGACTACCTGCAGGCTTAATGTGATCTACGTTAATTTGTTTCTCTGGAAACCATGCTTTACAGCTATTGCATTGATATTCAAACTTTTGTCTCTTACTGGGACCTTTATATGCCCTACGAGCTTTCATCTTGCATTCTGTAATAGGTTTCCACCATCTAGACTTCTGTCTCAAAGCACTCCTGATGAAGCTCCAGAAAGCTGATTCTGTCATAGTACCAGCATTTCTCATCTTTGGACTTTTGGCTCTAGGTATCTTCGCTCTTCTCTTTGTTGCGTTCTTTTTCATAAGCTTAATATAAGACCAGGGATTTTAGCCCCTGGTCCTACAAAGTTAATCAATATTTACGATTCTCTTAGAGATTTCTTGTCTTATTTCGTCAAGACTCTTAACAATCTTAAGTACTTCTACAGCAGATAAAGCAGGGAGATTGAACTCATACTTCTTAGCTTCTGCAATAAAACCTTCTCTAGCTTTTGTACCTAAATTTTCCAATTCGCGAATTGCATAGCTCTCATCAAGCTCCATTGTATCAAAGTCTAGATCATGTAAGATTTCTGTTGCTTCTTCACGAGGAACAGTCATGATTGGTAAATACTCATAACATCTACCCTTAGACTCACCAATACCTACAACCTTCATTGGATTGATAAGTACAAGCACAGATGTATCACCACAACCTACATAATGAATCTCATCAGATGTGAAGTGAAGACCTTCAGCACCACAATCATCAGTATTCCATCTACACTGTTCCATAGGCATGTTCACTGGTCTACCTATTCTGATGTCAAATGTCTTTGTGTGAGCATCTGTAAATCTATTCTCTGCTCTATTAGGCAAATCAAGATATAGTTCTGTTAAGTTACCAATCAATTCACCATACTGAGCTTCACAATGTTTGTACACTGTACCAGAACCATTACACTCTGGACAATCACAGCTATCATCATAATAACAATCATTATCTTCATCATATTCATCAGCCTCACAAGGAACAGTTCCTGATCCATCACAGAATGTACATGGTTCTAGCTCTTCAAATATAGATTTAGCAACCATCCTGTATTCACCGTCTTTTAAGAACACTAAATAATCAGATGGGTTCTTCTTCCATACAGCTTTAGTCTTGTTGTAAGCATTGCTGATGAATTGTACCAGTTCTGTAGATCCATGTAATGTTACAACGTTACGTAATGCTACAAAGAATCCTTGTTTGGTAATGCGGAAGCTATTCTTTTTCAAGAAGTTGTATAGCTTGTCAGCCACCTCAGCTCTAGGATTTAAGCAACACCACATAAAGAAACGCTTAAGAGATTGATACTCTTCGTCTTCTTGTATAAGTTCATTCACCTCATCTATTTCTCTATCTGTTACATTGTCCATAGAGTTGTAACTGTGATTACCAATGATCTTTAAGAACTCATCTACCATCAAAGGTGGGATGCTTCTGTTGATTCCCTTGATATAAAGACTACCGTCTTTCATCTCAAAATCATCAAACTTAGCTAGATACTCAGCACCTTTCTGAATAGCCTTAGCTTTCTCATATTTAGCCTGTGCTTCTTGCTTCTCCTTTAGTATATCTGGAGAACCTACAAGAGCCAACAAACAAGCTTCTGTCTTACATTCTCTGGCATTATTAAAGTCTTCTGCTGTAGCTTTAGACTTAGTGATGATAGAACCATCATTAAGCACCACTGTAAGCACATCATTCACAATCTTAATGTTAGAATAAGGTTTAGGAGCAGGTACACAAACTGGTGCAGTGGGTGTCCATGGATTACTAATCCCTATTGTGTAAGTAGAAGGTTTCTCTTGTTGATCTAATCTTTCTAGTGTCTTCTCTAATCTTTTAAGTTCAATCTCATGTTGTAATTCATCTAATTGCTTTTGTTTCTGGCTTTTGAACCAGCTTAAACTGAATAGTCCCATTTTGTTTTGTTTTTGTTTTAAAATAAATCTAGTTAAAAGTGCAATATATTTCCAATTGTTTAACGTTTAATACATATTATGCATAAAAGATTAAACAATTAGAAATATATGTGTAATTTATTGCACTTTGTTTAAATGTTCTCTACTAACTCTTCAACAGAATTCTCTGTTAACTCTTCCACCACCTCTTCATTGATACGAATGTTGTAGTGTTTCCAGTCAATTTTATGTCCATGATACTTAAATAGATCACGGAATGCACTGATTATCGGAGAGTTATCATTATCATAGCTCTGGAGTTTATCTGCCATAGCTTCAATGAATGGTAATCTTTCTAGAAGGTTCTTTACTTCTACATACTCATGATATATCTCCATATCAAATAAGTTGTGTGTTTGGGCTACCTCTAGCATAGAATTATAGATTACATCATTACCACTATGATAGTGTTCATTCTTGTAGTCATTTAGTCTTTGCATCTTTTCATACAAATCTGTAGAGATGAGACCAATTTTCTCCTTTCTAATAAACGACCTACTGAAGTTAGCATGTAACTTTTGAATTAGATAGGCTGTTATAATTCTCTTGAATGGTTTGTTTTTACCTTCCATAAACTTGCTTAAAGGGATTAGATTGTGTACGTCAATAGTAGATAGTGTCTTAAGCTCTCTCTCAGAGAATACAGCTAGTTCTACTCTACACTTATTAACAATTGAAAATAGTTTGTCCATAGTGGAGATATCTGCCTGGGAACCATAGATAACAAGCTTGTTATACTTATGCATTTCAGCAAGACTATAAATCTTGCTAACCAGTTTAGAATTCTTACCATCTACATACCTCTCTAAGTCCACAGCATATCTACCAATCACTTCACCTTCCAACTTAATACGTCTCACCTTTGTTCCACCAACAGTAACAGTGATTCCCTTTTGCTTCTTCCTAGAATCTAGGAAAGCTTGTGGTATTACCACTTCATCAAGGTTGATGAATGTCTTTGTAAGAGAAGCTAACACAGTTTGAAACTCTGCAATAATTTCTCTCCACTGAGTTCTTGGATAATTCGGTAAGTCAAGAAGCTTCATGTAAGTGTCATAATCATTTATCTTTGTAAGACTACCCAGTTTGAATGTCTTCACCTTTCTAATAAAATATACATGTTTGCTCTTTGGGATTATACTTTTCATATAATCTTTCATAGCACCACTTATCTTCTCAGAATATAAATAGTGTTGTTCATCGTTTCTACTTATAATATCAACACCAGTTCTCCAATAACTCTTCACCTGAGACATTCTATCATTATAAAGCTCAAACTTCTTATCATACTCACCAAGAATGTATTCTCTGTTTCTGACAAGTTTTTGTAAGTCAAGCTTCTTTAGACTGCTCACCTTAGGAGAAGCGATTAGAACAGTGCCATGTTTAACTACATCAGTGAGGTCGAAGGTACTGTTGTTTCTACCAGGAACATTAACATATCTTCTGTTCGTAGCATGGTATTTCAATACAGCCATGAAATCATCAGAATCGGCAACAGTTTCATTGTATTTGGTAATAAAATGATCAACCATCTTACCAATCTTAGCTAGGATGATATCTTTAGCTTCCTTGGTATATCTGATGGATTCTCTGTTTGGTGTAGGGAACAAACCATCTGTAAGACTAAATCTCAAACCTACAGGAATGCTTATTCTATCAATACCTAATCTGCTGAAATCCAATGGATAATACACGTTATCTAAACAAACATGTAAATAACTATCTCTGGATAGGCTAGAAGATTGATAGTGTTCAGATCTATGGATGGTGAAATCATTGCTCACCTCACCATCTAGTACATTGAAATACACGTTCTCAAAATAAGCTAATTGCTCTTTAATCTTACGTACAAAATCATGTCTGTCGTAATAGTTGACTGGTATTGTTATCTTAACACCGTTTGGCTGATCTGTGGGAGTCTCATTGAGTAAATCAATTGAATTCACTTCTTCTCCCTCATACATCATGTATTTTCTTTCCATTCCATTTTTCCTTGCAGTAAAATAGAAGGTAGATGTGTATGCTAGTGGGGCCTTAAAACCAAGACCCATCATGCCTAATTCTGTGTTGCTATTACGTTTTGTACTCTTACCATACTTACTGATGATATTAACTACATCATCTGCATCTAGACCAATACCAAAATCCTCTACAGAGAATTCATAGTTATCATGGTTATTCCTGTTGAGGCTAACAATGATTGGTTTATCAATGCCTGCTCTTCTGTGACTATCTAATGCATTAGAGGCACACTCACGAATAGTGGAACCTATTGCATCTGAATATAAATTCTTACTTAACATTTGCATTAGCACCTGAGCTGAGTCCAGGTCTAATGACATTCCAATTGATTCTTGTGATTCTCCTTCTTGGAGGATAGTTGCTTCTGTCTGTTTTTCTAGTATCATGATTAGTAGTTTACGTCGATGTTAAAGTTTTTTAGTGCTTCTTTTGCTTCTCTGATGTCTTCTATGTCTGTTGGGTTTGTAATGTTTTCTCTGTTCAATTTCATTATTCGTGTATCTCTTGGTGTGTTAACATAACATTTCCAAAATCTATTTAACTTAAGAGGTTCTGTAGGTTTTCCTTCAGCAGCTAATTTTGCCGTAGTATCGTTAAAATACTTCATAGCATGTTTAACACCAGAAGGCATGTAATACTGAACAGTTCCTCCCATTCCTCTTCCATAATAAATACCTAATGAGAAATCATTACCATTAGCAACAGCAATGAGGTCTCCCTTTTCAATTGTTTCTCCGAATCTAACTTTGTACATAATGTGTGTGTTTTTAGAATGGCACTTTTTCTAGCCAATCGATTTCTGTATTATTGTTTTCTTTTAGTATCTTGTTTAGCTTGGTGAATACACCTTCTGTATCCCAATCAGTTTGCTTGTAAGAAGCACTGGCTGGATGACTTACAGTGAATGACCAACTAAACGGTGGTACATATCTCTCATACTTGGAAGCATCTTTCCCTAAGAATAGAATAGGCACTCCTGTATAGGATAGCACATCTTCAAATAAATACTTAGTAAAAGGTTCCCAGATGTCAATATGTGAACCTGCTTTGTTGATTTCTGTGGTTAAAGCTGCGTTATACATAAGAACTCCTTGTTTAGCCAAATAGGTAACATCTGGATTCTTTAGTATAGTGAGGTTTAATCCCTGATACAACTCTTTTTCTATACCATCATAGAACTTTGCTAGAGAAGGTTGTAATATGCCTGTTGTAGAACAGCCCATTAGTAAACCTTCTGCTATAGGACTACCATTCTTTAATGTGTGGTAGGGACACATACCCACCATAACCATCTTTAGGTCATCTAGTGAAGTCTCTAAAAAGCATCTATAAACATTAGGAGAAAGAGGAGCAATCTTCTTGCCCCTCTGACTCTCTGATTTTAGGAATTTATAGATGTTGTCACAAGCTTCACTTTCAATAAAGGGTTGCATAAGTCTATGCCATGATGGGTGAAATTGTGATTCAAACTTATTCCAATTCATATTAAAATATTGATAATTGTCTAAACTGCTCTATTTCCTCTTGTGTATCTCCACTCATAGCCATGATTGATTCTGCTGTAGCTACAGGGGGAACTAATATACCACTGTTGTTAACAAAGAATGAATGTGCTTTAATGTGACTACTCATCCAGTTTGCAGGATGTGTTTCCTTCATAGCAAATGTTGTATAATTGTACAACTCCCATAAGCTATCAGGTGCACCATAATCATGTGTAGGGCTAGTTAATTCTCTGGTAATGATGTTCAATTGTGTAGATGTAATAAACTGCTCTTCAATCATCATTCTACCAATCAATTCAGCTTTAACACGCTTAGTAACTTCAATCTGCTTCATCTCATCTCTTTGTAACTGAATAGTTCTAAAGCTTTCTCCTGCAGCCTTGATGTATTCACTAATAGCATTTGGTGTAAATGATTGTATTTCACCAACGTGTTTCTTCTTAAATGCACCATAATCACCTGATACACAACCATTCTGACAAATCATAATGCGTGTACCTAGGGCAAACTTTAATGTAAGTTGCTTGTTGTAGCTATTCTGCCAGCCAATCTCTAATTGCATCTCACTATCCATTACGTTCTTGATAGTAAATCTACCATTAGCAATCTGACCATTTGTGCTAGCTGTGTATGTTTCTTTATCTAATACAAATCCAGCCTTCTGAATACCATCCATTGTAAGATCAATCAATTGACCGTGGCTAACTGGTTTGTAGGTTCTTGTCTGTGCAGGAACATCTGCTGCAAGAATCAATTCTTTCGTTGTATTGTAGTTCTCAGTAGTCATAATCTTCTGTTAATTTGATTTCTGTGTTAAAATATTTTGATAATATACCTTCTAGATTTTCTATGCCTATACATTCTAGATCATCTCCTTCAGTAGTTTCAAACCATTCTATTTCGTTTTGAATAGCTTCTTTTAATTCATGCAGTGTCATAAAATGTGCTTTTGTTTTAAATAAGATTCTATTGATTCCAAACCATGAGCTTTTGCTAGATCAGCCCAGTCCTTTATACCTTCTGCTAGATACTTACGTGGGACATTAGCATAATCAAAATCAAATAGCTTGGTAATCTGTTGTGAGTTAGTTACACCTGTAACATCGCTATCAAAGCTGAGGATTTGTCTGTCAGAATTAGCTTTAAGATATTCTAGGTTCTCTGGAGAGAAACATCCAACACCTTCATTCTGTACAGCACAGCTACATGGAAATATCTTCTTCATAACCATATAGTCTTTCTTACTCTTATTGATGAATGCCACCTTGCAATTAACTATGTCCTCTTTACCATCCATAGCGGTGATAGGAACATTATTGGGTAACCATTTAGTCTTCTTATCTCCAAACGGTGTATAAATCTTCCAATGTCCATCATAGAAATAACCAAACCTCATTTCCTGATCGTTGGTGTAGAACAAACTCTTGTTCAAATACACCTTCTTAACAGAATAGACGTTGTTACTCTTTAGATCCTCTATATCTATATGATATTGATTCCAATAGGCTAATTCCTCTTGTGTAAACTTCTTTGTTACCACCTGGATGAGAGAATACCTCTTAACAGCTTCAGGTTGTTTATACTGTGCTGTAATTCTTTTGTATTCATCTGTACCCTTGGTAACTATTCCTAATCCAAAATCTCTGTCTATAAGCTTTAACACATCATTCATACTAGATAGATTGTGAAGGAGCTTAACAAACTCAAAACAATCACCTCTTTTACTGGTATCAGCAAAGTCAATAAATGATATAAAGCCCCTTTTATTCCCTATTACAAAGGAAGGATTGTTCTCATTCCTAAATGGAGAGAAGGTCACTCTATTGAGCTTCCATGTCTTATCAGGCATATAGAACCTAAATATATCATAATCAGTTATCTTGTCTAGTACGGACTCTGGTGTAAGTTTTGTTTTTCTTTTTCCGTTTATCATATATATATATAAAGTTAAAACCCCCCACCTTTTTACAGATGAGGGGCTTTTATAGGGGGAGGGGACAAAATTAAAAGTCGCTATCATCTTCTTCTAGCACTCTATCCGAGGCTACAAGATTATCATCTGCGTTATACTCTGCTAAGTCTTTGAATGTATAGAACTCTTTACATCCATACTCACCTGTAACGTTTAATACAAAACGCTCATGAGGTTTTAGATCTTTAGACTTCTTCTCACGTAATCCTTTAAGGATTGCAGAGCTACTGAAATCTACTAGTCTAAATTGCTTCAATGTATAAGCAGGTAGGAATCCCTTAGTATATACACCTTGATATTCTTTAATGTCACCATCTTTCTCAACAGTCTTCACTGTAGCTAAAGCAACAACATTTGTACACCATTCACCGTTGATTTGGTCTCTTAGGTCTTTTACATTACCTTTCATAAGCTTGCTCCAATCTAACTGTAATGTAGATTCAGCATCACGTAAGTCTAGGTTACCTAACCATGTGCGTAAGAAACTATAAAAGTCTTCTTCACCTACATTAGCTACACGAACTTCACGCTCTGTAAACCATTTAGGGAGATTATTTTCATCATCAGCCCAAGAACATGTACCAACAGAGTTGATATATTGCTTCTTGCTGCCATCTTTATTCTCTCTTTCTTTGTTCTCAAGGAAGAATACAGCCTTAAACTTATCCTTACTCTTAACTTCTTCAAGCCAGATGTCTACACGTAGTGTTTTGTTACCATCTTGACTCATTCCTAAGTAATCAGCCGCCTTGCTGTCTTCTTTAAGTTCAATACCTAATTTGTCTTTGAACTCTTCAATTGTTGGGTTAATTGCAATCACATTAGCTTCAAATAAACCTACCTTCTTCGAGAAGTTAGATTCGTTACCACTTGATTGCTGTCTTTTGTTTCCACCGATTCCTGACATGTTTTTCTAGTTTTAATTGTTATTTATAATATTCGTCAATTGTGTCTACTACAAGCTGTAAGTTGTTTGGGATTTTAATATCTGCAAACATACCATCTGGACTCTTGGCTGGATACTTTCTAAAGCGATTTGTTAAGAACTGATAATTAGCAGAACCATCCTTGCTATCTTCTACATGTGTATATAGACACACAGTTAGTAAACCTTCAAGGACAATCTGATTATCAATCAATTTACCTGCAGTTTTGATTTTGTATCCTATAATCTCACCACCATCTTCAATAGTTTCAGGGTGTGTGAAATAGAACACTTTTAAATCATCACGCAATCTTCTTGCTTCTCTAAATAGCTCTACCATATCTCTAGCCATAAGTGTAAACTTAGTAAAGCCAGTTTCTGTAGCTTTTGCTATCATATTGAATCCCATAATGTAATTAGAGTCTTCAATGATGATGTTCTTGATGTGAGGTGCTTTCTCTGAGATAGTCTTGAGCAATCGAGTGATTTCAATTGCATCATCTACCTCTTTGTAATTCTTGTTTTCTGAATTGTACAGCTTCTCTGCTCCTTTAAAAGGTAGTTCCTTTTTAGCAACATTGATGATGTACGTTTCCTTTGGATCTAAGTGTTTGATAGACGTTGATTTACCTGTACCAGTTGGACCAACAATACCAATTAATTTGCTTGCCATGTTTAATATTTAGTTATTTGTTTCCTCCAAAGATAAGGTAATTTCCTGAGATTTCAAAATATTTTTTACAGGTTTTAGTAGGTCTGGATTAGCAATAATTTCATTGTAATACTTCTCTCCTTCTTCTTTGCGAGCAAACCATTTAATTGCTGAACCATCTAATCTAACTACATACATTGTACCAGATCCTGGCATTGTTTCTTCTAATAATTCTAAATTCATACGTATTTAATTTTTGATTTGTCAAAGAACTCAAGAGCTTTCTTGAGCCATTTTAATTCCACTTCCTCATTAGAAGATATGATGTATATATGGGCTTTCTTATCTGGAGTGTTGTATTCCATAGCCATACATCTATTAATTTTCTGAGCAAGGTTTTCTGCATTACTATCGAAGTAATTGATAATCACCTTGTTAAGTGGTTTGTAAGTTACACCTGTGTTACCTATCTTAACAACAGCCAAATGATTTCCTTTACCTGCAGCAAAATCTGTAAAGATTTCTTTCTCTGTAGATTTACTGTGATAGGAAGGAATACCAAGTGTGTCAGCTATTTTAGTAACACCACAAAATACCAAGATTCTATCTTGCTTGTATTTAGCTAAGATTTCTCTTGTCTTCTCCATTTTAGCTACACTGTTCTGTATGATTCTCATTCTAGCTAGACGTAGGAACATTGTTGCTTTTCCTTGTCTTTCTAGCTGGTCAATCACCCAGGCATAGCTATCAAATTGTTTCTTCTCTGTACGCTTCTTCCCCTTATAATCGTTAATACGCTTATCATCCAAAGGAACCTTTATCACAGTGATTTCATAGTCTGTAATAACCCCTTCTGCAATAGCTTGTTCTATTGGATAGGTAGCTAATACATTCAGTCCAAGCTCCTCATTGAGGGTCCTTTCTGTACTACTAGCTAATGTTCCTGTAAGACCAAGCACACTTATGCATTTTAGCTCCTTTACAGCCTCTATTTGTGCTTCTGACAGTAAATGTATCTCATCTAGTATTACTAGGTCAAATACACCTCCTGTGTGCTTTTTAATAGATAGGTGCGTAGTGTACGTTATATGGGGATTCTTGTATTTTCTAGTCTTGAAATCAGCTTCCCAAGCTTCCTTAATCTTAAGATCTGGATAGGCTATCAGGATGTTGATATCTTTGTCTAGTTTCTCTAATATGTTGATAGTTGTATAGATCTTCCCAAATCTAGGACATAAGTTTAGAATACCAAACTCTCCATGTTTTAGAAACACCTCAGCAAACTCTTGTTGCCTCTTATCTCGTAGAGAGATTTCCTTTTTTGCCATAGCTTAATATTGTAGTAAATGACCAAAATAACCATTCAAAATTGACAGCCACGTATGGATCATATTTTTGTATGTTGTTCATAATACTAACTGTAGGCAATACTACAATCTGCCACCAATGATCTTTTTTACTTGGTAGCGTGTTATATACGTTTGTTTTTATACTCATGTTTATTTGTTTAGGAAAAATGATTTATTCACCACTGCTGTGTAATCCGCCTCTGTAATGTCTTTCACTCTAGGCAGTTCTTTGAACATACCAATGCTTCCTAAGAAGCCTAAGCCTATTCTAACATCATCTTCACCATAGCTATTCTTAATTAGCCTGAGAGATCTAAAATACTTGGCACCAAAGTTATCCTTCAGCTTATCTAATTCATAGCCTGATGGATCAGCCACTTTATATCTCATTGGGTCAAACAATCCTAGTACAACATCAGCATCATTCTGCGTGCTTGAACTCTCTGCAAAGTCTTCTAGTTGTGGTTCTACATCACCACTCTTTAATCTTGCCATGTTAGAAATGCTCCTATTGAACTGACTAACAACAACAGGACTATATCCATAGAAGTCTCTAGCATATCTGAGCTCGTCACTCATCTTATCAATAGCATCTTTCTTTGTAGGCTGGGCTTGTGTAGTTTTTAATAAGCCTATATGATCGATAACAACCATAGTGATTTCATTCTCATTTGTGGGGAAATACTTCTTATTGTATTCATCCACCTGCTCAATGGTTCCATTCTGTAAAGCATGTGCCTTTAACTCTTTGGCTATACCTACAGCATTCTCTGGACCATCAATGATTGTAATCACTTCGCTCATCTCTCCTATATAGTCTTCATACATTAGAAATAGATCATGCTCATCTTTGGTCATTCTATCATTCCAGCCCAACAGTTTGTTAACTGTGATAGTTACACCATGATCGATGAATATTCTCCTACCTACCCATTTAGCCATCTTATAGGTTCTACTTCTCTCCATGGATCTGTATATAATCCTTAGCTTGATGTTTGTTTTATTTGCTTTGCTTATATACCAATCAAATGGATTAAGCACGTATGCATCATCAATAAAGCTAGTCTTACCAGAACCCGTGAGACCACCTACAAGTGTATATATGGACTTTCTAATACCAATATATCTATTAAGTCTATCAAAACCCATAGGTATACCACCATTCCTACCCTCTAAGCCTGCCTGTACCTGTTTTTTTAAGTCTTCAAAACTCATAGTAGTTCTATTTCTTTTTTAACTTCTTGCCAATATTCAACTTGGCTATCACCAATGCACCACTTTATGGTATCTAATATCTCGTCTACTGCTATTAATGCACATTGTTTAGCATCTTCATTAGCTTCCTCATCATACATTAAATTTGCCCTTAGATACATTGCATATTTTCCAAATAATTCTTGTGCTTTTTCTTTTGGTGTCATATATCAGTTCCTCCATTTGTAGGTGCTTTATCTTCCACATTATAGCCCTCTTTTAAGAGCTCTATAAATGGTTCAAAAGAACGCTGGTTTAAATAAGTGAGACTGTTTTGCATATATGTTAGCCTATTAGTCCCTGTCTTTACAGAATTCTCTTTCTTTTGTAACACATCTAGATTCAACGAATCTATTAGGTCTTTTGCTGTATATTCTCCTTCCTCTAATATCTTATCAAATTTCAACTGACAGTCTTCTTTGGTTCTCTTCAATGTTCTACCACCTGAGAACTTCTTCCCTTTGTGTGTAAATGAATCTGTACCTGGAAAAGCTTTCCACCACTCTTCAAACTCTGATGTGATGTCAACCTTCTTCTGTATCCTGACAGTTGGTTCTTTGATGTTAATAAATTTTAGAAGCTCTTTACCTGTGAGCGTTAGTCCCTTTTCTGTTATCAATCCTTTCCTAACTAACGTCTGATAAAGAGCTTCTATCTTAATGTTATCATCTCTCAATGCACGAACATCATAATTCTCCTCTATAAGCTTTAATAGAAATACAACATCTAGGTTGTATCCTTTCTTAAGTAGTTCCTCAAAATGGAAGTACGTTATGTCTAACTTCATCTCTCTCTAAGATTTTATCTGTATCTACAATAAATATAGCTGCAGGCTTTCTAAACTTGTTTGTCTCCTCTTGGATTTGTTTATCAAGCTCATGGCTCTCCTCTTGCAAATATACTAAATCTTTAAGAAATTCTCTCTCGAAATCTTCGTTAATCTTTAGGTTTTTCATCTCTTTCTTCTGCATTGTTCCAAAAATAAGCACAACTTAATGTTACGACACCTAATGATTTCTCAACATCATCTAACATCATGTTCACCTTATATGGAGGTTCAGTAAAGTAGGATTGAGCTAATTCATCAGCTTTTGCTGTATATCTGTGGCAGCTAAGTCTTAGCATACAATGACCACCTTCACACATTGTTATGTCCATATTATTTGTTTTTAACTATTTCAATTAATTTTTTAAGACAAGCAAGTTCTGCTTCTTCGTAAGTAAGTAGTTCTTCGTGAGCTTTTATTATTCTACCATTTTGAAGTATTGTGAAAAAATACTTTTTAAGGTCACTGTTGTATATCCAGCTTGAAAGTTCATACTTATCTCTAAAAAATCTAAATGCTTGTTGATAGAGTATTGCAGGAATATCCTTCCCTTTGTAAAGAAGTCCAAAATCATTATCTTTTTTAAAACCTAATTCTTTAAGTTCTAATGCTTGTTCATAAGGGATAAACTCTTTATTCATTTTTGTTTTGGTTATGTTATCGTATATATACGTATATTTACGTATCTATTCTGCAGCCCAACCAAAGAACATCCATTTACCTGGTCTTTCTGTTGGTGATTTCTTGTATTTTATCATAGCTACTGTTGGACTACTTTTATCTAATTCTTTCTTCATTGTAATTTTAGTAGTTACTTGATGCTTCTCTGTATATTCTCTAGCCTTTTTAACAGCATCACCTTTAGTTAGATAAGAACCAATAAATTTACCTCCCCAGTCATTAATCACCTCATATTTAAGTATCCATTTCTTAGTACCTGGTGTAAATATGTGCTCCACTTGAGACTTAGTTTTGTTCTTATTTCCAACAGGCTCTTGTAAGCAAATCGAACAACAGTCTCTTTTGTTTAATATTTCCACCTTAGAACGTACAAATTGTTCTAAGTCTAGTTTACTTCTCTTATACTCCTCTGTAATATCTCTAACACCATGTGTGGTGCTGATTGTACCATTATATCCTTCCTGATGTCCATATTCAACTTCTGCTTCTTCACAAGCACTCTTGTATGCATCGTCTAATGTTTTACCATATCCTACTTGTTGAAACCAACTTGCTCCCATAATTAAAAGTTTTTTATCATTTCGTAATGTTTTTGAGCTTCTTCCATTGTATGAGCCCAAATCTTATAACCATCGATAACAAATAATTGCTTTTCCATAATTTTAATTTTTAATACGTAATCCAAATTGTAAATCAAAAAAATCAAATGTACTCTCAGCTCTTGACTTATTACATTTAAACACCTTCTTTAATAGTGGTAATGCATAAGCTTTGAACTGATCGTGTTGCTCTTGTGTCATGGTCCATTTGTTGTACCATTCTTTTGTCATGTGAGCCTCTTGTGTAGACTTACCAATCATTCCTAACTGGTAGTCTAACAAGTGGTCAGCCACATTTTCTCTATTAATCTTCATTACATTCTCTTTATTATGTAATCATTGAACTTATCTATATCAAAGTTCACTTCTGCAACTTCAAAGAACTTCTTATAAGCCCAATAGTAATCTGATGCTGTAGGATATATGTATCCATTCTCTTTACAATCTTCTACTACTAGGTCTGCTGCTATTTTAAATTGTGATTTTCCCATTAGAATAAACTTAATTGATTAGGATTAATTGTTATCTTTCTCTTTTTACCTTCTAACTGTATTTTGCTGATAATACGTTCAGCACGTTCTATGTAATAAGCATAATTGATGTTATCAAGAGGATGGTCTGGTGGTAGATAATTACATACATGCATTACCCAATCACCTGCTTCCACTTGTGATACATCTGCAGCATTAGATTGACATTCAGGGTTCTTCACCTTTAACAGCTTCTCACCCTTATTAGACACATAATACCTGATTAGCTTATTGTACACTGTTTTCTTACCATTGGCTATTCCTTCATAATGGAAGTCTTTACTTGCTTTTTGTCTGAGACAAAAGTCATATATATTTGTACAATTATGAATGGTATCAGCCACAGGCACATCATTAACAAAATAATGCTCGAGAGCAATAGGTACAATCCTAGCTGACTTATTCTTGTGTAGCTCAAAATCAGTGAGGAAGTCACCCTTCTTCTTAATTTCTCCATCGGTTTTAATTGCTAAATAGTCATTTACTGTAGAGAATATAATCTTTGCATAATCAGTACGCTCTAATTCATACTGAGTTACGTCCATCCACCATTTGTTGATAGCAGTCATAGTATCAAAACTTGCATTTTTTACAAGTATTGTCACTCCGTCTGTATTAGCAGATATTACACGTATGCCAGCTAATTCATATGCCTCAATAAGCATTAGTAAGCTCAACTCACCTGTAATAGTGGTAAACATAGTTAATTGTCTATCATAAATCCACGACTGCATATCAGAACTCTTACCATAAACAGAGTTAACTGCAAGCTTCAATGCACCAACAATACCTTTAATCTTCTTATCCTTCTTAGCCAAGGGTTTAAGTTCTAGTCTCTTTTCAAACATCTGTTTGTATCCTCTAAGAAACTCTTTACCCAAATGCTGTGGATATTTACCATTGTTAATGATGATAGCTGGATAGTATGAACTAACATCCCAGTCAACTATGATGTTATCTTCATCAGCCTCAAATATCTTGGGCTTGTTCTCTGTGTGTAGCCCACCCTTTGCAAATGTATAAGTGTTGCCATAAAACTCTAATGATTCTTTAAATTCATCAGTGAGTGTGAATATCTGCTTCTTTACATGCTTTAGGAAGTCTTTTAGCTCTGGTGTCTGGAAATCCACATAGTGAGCAATACAATCTTTAGCTCTCACTTGCTTTCTGAAATAACCCTTCTTCGGTAAGTCACTGTAAGACACATTCTTTTCTTGGCAGTAATACTTCTTAATCATCTCATCACCTATCTTACTGTCAGAATAGTTTAAGCAAGGAATACCAAACTCATTGTATATATCCTGTCTGAGCTCTATTTGATTATTACCCTTATATAAAGGATGGTCTGTCTGACCAATGGTTACCAAATAGAATTCATATGTAGCATATATATCATTACGACAATAGTCAATAGTGAGCTGTATCTCCTCATCAGTCATATCAGTTTTAGTATGATGAATAGGCATCTCTTCAATGTTTGGAAGATCCATCTCAAACTCTAATCTCTTCAAGCTAACTCTACGATTCTTATTATCATAGTGATTCACTCTGAATAGGTCTATTTGTTTGAGGGTTAGCCATTCTTCTCTATACTCAGGAAATACATCATAGTTAGCATCATGTATCACATCAGCTGCTTTCTGTGCTATTTTAGCACACACTTCTAATGCACTTAGATCATACCAATCACCATGATTACGTAGCACCCACTCAACCACCTGACTATCAAAGCGTAGATTGTTATACCCAACCCAATAGTAATCAGCATGTTCCTCTGTAAACCTAGTGAATGCATCTAACTGGTTAAGATTTCTACTCACCTGGAATTCATACCACTGCTGTGTATCAGGATTGTATATACCTATTAGAAACAGCTCCTGCATGGTTTCTATGTCATAGATGAGTATATTCATAATTAAAATAGTATTGAAGGTGTAACAAATCCAAATTGTATAGGCTCACCTAATTCATAAATTTCAATCTTGCCATCAGCACGTAAATATGCATCAGGATCTTCATTAAAATCATTAATGATGTCTTGTTTTGTACCTACTAGCCATACTTCTGTAACTTCGTACATTACAACATATTGTTTTTCTTCTTCTTTTTTCTTTGATTTCATATTAATCCCTTTTAAATAGTTCTATAATCTTCTGAAATACACCCATTACAAACAATCCTATGTATGCTATAATACCAAGGGTGAAGAAAGCTATTTTCATCTTCCGTTCATGTACCACAGGATTAATCTTCCTACTAGTCTTCTTAGTATCTCCCACACTATGATTGTTATTATTACTGTTTTCATTTGATTTTATCATAATATTTATTAATTACATCATGTTTCCATGTGCCTGTGTGTCCATCTTCATCAAAAGCGTACATCATAGCATCTGTTAACATTTGTTTCTCTTCTTCAAATAATATATTTAAATTCTCTAATATCCATGTATCGAAATCATTCTGATTCATTATGGATCGTTTCTGTATTATTTTACCTATAACTGTCATAACTAAATTAGTTAATAGTGTCAATAAACTCTTGACCACGACTAATTAAATCAATTAGAACATGTATTTCTTTTGCTTTTAATACACCTTCTATGTTATCATTAGTCCAATAGTCTAAATATTTTGCTCTTGGTATTGCATTCCATAACCCTTGGTAATGGTTATAATGGAATAGATAGTCATATAGTGGATCCATGGCTATTGCTTTTTTAGTTTTTCAACTTCACTGTCTGCTAATTCAAATGCTGATATTAATAGTTCTCTAAACTGACCACCCTCTTCTGACAGTAATACAGTGGCAAGACCTGCTATTAATGATGTGTTTTCTCCTTCAACATCAAGTGCCACCTTTTTGTCTGTAATGTGTATTAGTATTTTAGCTTCCATGGTTATTTGTTTTGGTTAGCTTTTGTTAGCCATTCATTAAATCTTTCATAAACATTATGTATGTCATCTATTTCTTCTTCTTTCCAATAGAATTTGCCATTGCTTATTTTCATTATAGGCTCTACTTCATTTTTTAAAGTAAAGTAGATGCTGTTTTCTGGAACTAAATTAACTGATTCATTTTCTGTTTTCATAGGTTATTTGTTTTGGTTATAGGTTTGGTTGTAGTATTGTTCTGCATATTCAAATGGTGGAATCTGTTGACCATTATTGTAAGCATCTATTATCTGCTCTTTTTCTTTTTCCAATAGACTCTCTGCTACTTTTATTATTCCAGGTATCATTGTATTGAAGTCTCTAGCATAATTTAGACGTTCAATGAAATCTTGTAACGCTGTTTGCATATAATATGTTTATGCTTCAACTAATTCTGTTTGTTTCAATAGCTCATCCATTGAGAACGTTATATTAGAACAGTCTTTAATTAATTCAATTAGTTTCTTTAAATTCTCCTCTGTAAATGCAAATCTATTGGCTAAGAAGTATTCATATGGTAATTCTCTGTCTGTTAGCTCTATTTCAGCTAGCTGTACACCTAACTCCTTCTGTGGTAATACAGTGACAGTGAATATCACTGTGTATGTGTTATCCTTCTTAACCCATTTGTTTGCTGGTATTTCTTTTGGTCTACCACCATCATTGATACATACGCATTCTACGCTCATATTAGTCTATTTAATGTTAAAAATAAGCCCCATGTACAAAGATAGTACACAGGGCTCATTGTTTTACTTACTGCCCAACATTTTTTTTGCGTACAACCTTACCCATAAATACAAATGTATTATTCTTGGGAACAACTCTACGTTGTTTTGATGCAGCTATAATAGCATCAATAAGCTTTGTAGCATTCCAGTTTGTACTACTTGCATAATACACTGTAATGTGATTTCTTGGATGTAGTCTTGATGAATAGACTAATGTTGCTTGTGGCATATGTATTGGTTTTTGGTGACTAGAAATAAAGTCTAACGTGATCTTGGAACACCTCTGTTTTCTTTGGTGTGAAGTTGAGTACAAAATTCTTTGTTGTTTTAACAGCTGGTTTTGCTGGTTGTGCAACAATTGGAGCATCAACAGCTGTTGTTGTTGTACCATTTGCAGCCTTTTGCATTCTACGATACTTCATAACTTGGATGTAAACACCAATCTCTGAGCGTTTTAACTCTTTAGCTACTCTTCTAGCTATTCGTTTAGCTGTACCTCTTGATTGAGAAGCTGTTTCAATGAACTGAAGTTCTGTCTGTGTGTAATTCTTACGGTTTTTCACTTGTTTGTTTTTTATAATGAGTAAATAATTGACAATAAATAAAAAGAGCCCTCAAACTTAATTGAGAGCTCTCTTATCCACCACATAACACTAACCAAGATGGACCGCAGAGCGATCCCAAAGCATTCCAACATTGTATTCCTGACACCATTCTTCAAATTGTGGTCTGGTGTCTGGTTCTGTTGTTTTAAATTTGATTTCAATCTTAGGTGGCTGTTCTTGGTTTTTAACCACCTCTGATAATAAGTTTAGTAATTCTTGCATGTTCGTGTGTGTTGGTTAATAAATATTATTCTGTATTGTGGTCCTCAGGATCCCATACATCATCATCTCCATCATCTAGATAGTCCTCATCATCATCCCAATCTTCATTATGATCTATTGTATGTACATCTCTGAGAGTCACCTTGTTATCATATAATAATGGAATTGGTGTACCATCTTCTTCCTCCTCATCATCAAGCACCTCTATTTGTACCATTGAATTGTCCCATTCCAATATATTGTTGATGTCTTTCACTGTTATATCCCTTAGTTCATCCACATGTTCTCCCTCATCCCACCAACCTATCTGTTCAGGATAGGCTGCTATAACCTCTGTATCATCAGGATTAATCATTGGATATACCAGGTATGGCTTAACAGGATAGCCATTAAATGTGAGATATGTTTCCATATCCCTAGGAACTATATCTAATTGAGTTACACAGAGATATTCTTGTTTATCTCCATATATCACTTCTGTTTTAACTCTTACGAACCACATGCCCTTCTCTAATTTCTCAGGTATGTAGGATTTAAGTACGAGCTTGCAATCTATAAACATAATTTATCTAAGGTTGTGTTTGCGTGATGTCTCCCAAGATGTGTCCTTAGGACATTTTAACTTGTTTGGACCACTACAAGCGGTGAACAATGAGGTTAATGCTATTACAAATATAAAGCTTTTAAATAAAATCTTCATGTGAATGTGTTTAAATGGTTGATAATGTGTGTGTTATCTATTGTCCTCTATAATAAGACTATCTAATGCAGGAACAGCTGAACAAGCTAATGAACCAACATATCTATCCCCATCATATACAAGAATAGAATCAGCATTTACATCAAATTGATATTCCCTAATAATAGAAGCCCTATATGCTACAAGCAATAGAAGCGTAAGAAGGAAGAATGTTACAATCTTTCTCATGTTATGTGTGTTTAAAAAGCGAATATATAGCCTAATGTTGCCTCAGCTGTATATTCTATTGTGTGTCATATGCAACAAAGATAATAAGACTGGTTACCTTATATGTACCGTTTAGCAGGTTGAAGCTGAAGGTTATTCTATACCTACAAATATCAGAGCATACGTTCCCTGATGTTTAAAATCCCTCTGTACTCAGATGTAATAACTGTATTCTGTTACAGTAAACTGATAATACATCTGTCAGCCCTTGGGAAGCTGAAATGGTACATTATATATAAATCTCTATTCTGTGCATGGTTTGATGTGTATCAATAAAATAGACTATATCTCTAACCTTACCTTCAACTATATTATCCTCATACCAGAATGATATATTCTCTCCTATCCTAGGAATAAACTTTATATCTCTAATGACACCAACTGCATCTTTACCTTTGATTAGTATAAACATATAATTGTACGTTAATGCTATATGTATTGTATTATGTTTTACATGTAGCTGTTGTTAAAAATGTGCTATTTATCCATGAGAGGTTACACAGCTGTTCTCCAACACACACAGAATACATTGAATATCAGTGTGTTATGTGTAGGTTTTCTATTAACCCACCCTATTGAATGTAATTCCCACCCTATATATAAGAAAGAGAGCCCCGAAGGGCTCTCGTTTCATTAGAATGCAATTAGTTCTTCTGCGTTGAAAGTGCTAACAGGCTCGTAACTCACAATGTTATCAGTGATTTCAACAGCTGGTAGTGTTGTACCACTGCTTGGCATCACGACAACATTCATTACATCACCACTAACAGTGAGCTGTTCAACAACAGTGAAGCCCATTAGTTGAGAGAGCTTCAACTCTTTCGAGCGTAAGCGTTTGCTCACTTCTGTGGAACAAGTAACAAGGTCAGATGTGCCATCCTTCTTTGCAAGCACAAGCACCACACGCTTGTTAGCGTCAGTCCAATTGTTAATACTTGCTGGTCTGAAAGAACCACCTTTTCCAACGATTGATGCGATTGTACCTAATTCAGTACGGTCTGCTCTTTGATAAGCTTTGAAATTCAGTGCCATTTTGATTTTGTTTTTTTAGTTAATAATTAGTGGGGGCTACCCCAACTTGGCAATTTATGCGTGGGGTTGTTGTTGGAAGTACCCTCTTCCCCCATACATACAATAGACCCCTAGGTTTAGAAAAATTTTTTTGTCTCACCATATTGTCGTATATTTGTATTAAATAAAATTGTAATATATGTATGGCATGATGCTACAGCTCAATCCAACAATACCCGTTTGGTGTAAAGCACATGGGGAAGGGGAAGCTCTGATAGTTATGGATTATGGGCTAAACGTGAATACGGTGTGGATGGTTAGGCTACCTGGAGGAGTTGTTAAACATTTCTACTCTGATGATATTAGGGTGTATGACAATCCCATGAATGGTAAGGGGGATGATGTAGAATTCATCTAGACACTTCCAGGTTTGGCTGTGTTTCACTTCCTAGATTGGCAAGCTATAGCTTTACTTTCTCCCTATAATAGTAAAGCTATTGCTTTACATAATGTGTCTTATAATACGCATATACATATAATATGTCCCTTTTATGACACATTATATTTGTAGGCATATAATAAGTTATCCACAATTTGAAAATAAATTTGTTAATATGAATTGCCTCCCATTACCTTTGGGGTGGAGGGTGGGTTAAAAACAAACAACATGATATATATAATAGCCACACTACTGATTGTCACTTCCTTAGTACATGGTTTCTCCAGGTATAACGAAATAGATTTTGCACTAGAGATTAACCTGTTTAGAAGTCCTTATTTCCTTATAGGCTTATCGTATACAGAATTCATCCTAGATGATAAGAGTGTAGAGAGAGAATTACGTATAGGTTTCTTTTTCGTAAACATTAGTGTTCTGTTCTGGATAGATAACCAAGAAAATGATGCATAATATAGCATTAGGTGTTATAAATAACTATTTAAGTTATTTGTAGATGATTGTAAATCAATTACCTTTGCCCTAATTATATATGGAACAACCAACAACCAAGAAGACAATAGTTCAGAAGCTTAAAAAGCCTGTAGAGGATCAATTTGCTACAGCTGAGAAGTATTATTCTCTATTGTCAGCATTGAATGGGTTGAAGCTTACACAGAGGGAAATACAGCTCGTGGCATTTACAGCTATAAAGGGGAACATTAGTTATGCTAACATCAGAACAGAGTTCTGTGAGAAATACGACAGTACAGCTCCTACAATAAACAACATCATCTCCAAGCTTAAGAAGCTAGGTGTGTTTGTAAAGGATGGGACAAAGGTGAAGGTGAATCCCCTCATCATCCTAAACTTCGAGAACGATATAATCTTACAAATAACCCTTAGCCATGGATAAGCCAATAAGCATGTCCGTCAAGGACTATTTGATTAGGACGCTAGCTGTTAAGATGCTTACGAGTGAGAAGACAATCGAGGCTGTTATCAACCATCAGTTCCAATCAGCCAACGAGGCCCTTGAAACCAACCACAGCGTAGAGATATCTGGATTTGGTAAGTTCCTCTTTAACAACAAAAAGGCCATTAAGAAGCTAGAAGCCTTACATGCTAAGGTGGGGGCAATGGAAAAAATACTGGCTGATGACACAATTACAGAGCAGAGAAGAAATGCTGCTACAGTGACACTAGCCAACACACACATAGCAATCAATCAACTAAAACCAAAGCTCAGATATGATTGATTTATCCAAGGTTTATGAAGGATGGAGAAACAAGCTGTTTCCTCCAGCTGAAATGAAGGCCCTCATCGCTAAGGTTAGTGAGGAAAGAATGGCCATCTGTAATGATTGTGAGAACATATCTACAAAACATAAGTCTATTAGACCAGATGTACATTGCATAGATTGTGGATGTACACTATCGGCTAAAACAAAATGTCTGTCATGTGCTTGCCCTATTGGTAAGTGGAAAGAGATGATGACAGATGATGAATATGATGAAATAAAACAAGCTATCGATGGAGAATAACCATGATGTCATATTAAGAAAGATTCCTTTGTCAGTTTTACTGGACCACCTAACAGAAATATACAATTCTGGTGTGGATTACATTGACATCCTTGGTGTTAATGGTGTGGAACAGGACAGAATAGGTATTGCATTTAACACATCATACATGTCTCCTGAGGAAGACACAGATTTAGACCCAGACGAATCACAAATAAACATAAAACTGTCCGACGAGGACTTAAACCAATTATTATAAATACAGTGAGTAAGAAGAATTATTATAATAGTATAATTCATACGCTTCAAGAACTACATAAGGAATTCCCAGAGTATAATATGGGAAGACACATCGCTACAGCTCTTGATGAATATGGAGATATATGGGGAATGACAGACAAGGAGCTAGCTTTTGTAATGGATAAGTACAAGACAAAGCTTGAAATGGATGTTCCTCATACAGATGAGTCTGAAATTGATAAGATTATCAAGGAAGGGATGGATCTGGACAATATTTTAAAAGAAGAAGACGAAGATTATGGCGACAACTATTAAGAAAACTACATATATAAATACAGAGCTTGAATGGGCTGAGTCACAACTCACATCGTGGAAAGCTTACGTAGATGCAAACCCACTACATGAACTGAAAGATAGGATTGAGTGGAAACCTACAGCTAAGGGAGGCATGTTACCAATGGTAATTGCATCTATCGAGGCACAAGGTAAGTTTGTACAAGAGACAATGAAGAACTACCTAGCTCTAATTGAGGTGGTAGACAAGCTAAGAAGTGTTGAAGAGGCTAAGGTGGAAGTGAGAGGTAAAGGGGAATTATCTGGTGCTGCAGAAGAGTTTCTTAAGAACAGAAGATAGAATGAGTGTACACGTACAGAGTATAGATTACAAAGACTGGTTTATTAATCAGAAGCGTCTGCCAGACAGAGCATCTGAGGAATATAAGGCATTCTATGATTTTCACAAAGACCTATGTTTAAATGGTTGTATGATGGGGGGTGTATATATCAACCCCTTTTTATATTGGCACCTAAACATATGGCATACAGAGGTGGATATTATTGATGAGTATGGAAGGATTGCACAGAAATATGCTAATCCTTTATTACGTGATAACGAATGGCTGGTAACAAACGAAATTGACAGAGCACAGAAAGAAAGAAAAGGCTTAGTCATTCTAGGTATTAGACGTTTTGCTAAGTCCGTTATTGAGGCATCTTATATTGCATGGGGTGCAACATTTGATGAAAACTCACAAAACATTATTGCTGGTTTGAACGCTCCAGATATTAAGCTTATCACAGATAAGATTGATAAGGGGCTTAACTTCATTCCAGAATATTGGAGATGGCAGAGAATTGAGGATAACTGGAAAAACCAAGTGACCCTTGGTATCAAGACTAAGTCTGGAGAACGTATCCCTTTTTCTTCCATCCTAATTCGTAACCTTGATGAAGGTAATAATGAGGAAGCTATCGCAGGTACAAAACCTAGAAAGCTCATCATTGATGAGATAGGTAAAGGAAGTTTCTTACGTGGATTGCAAGCTGCAATTCCAGGTTTCACTACACCATTTGGTTGGGGTTGTTCTCCAATCCTTACAGGTACAGGTGGTGATATGAAGAAGTTCATGGATGCAAAGAGCTTAATGTTCGATGTAGACAACTTCAATTTCCTTACATATAATAATGAGAAAGACACAGCTCGTATACATGGACTCTTTATATCTAATAAGTATAGAATGGAGGCTAAGGATAAGAGTACACTCGGAGCTTTCCTAAATGAACCTTACACATCTGACTTACATAAGATTGAGATGCTGGTAAGTGACCAAGAGAAGGCTGACCAAATCACTGTGCAAAACTTAGAAAGACTTAAGAAAGCTGGTGATAGAGTTGCCTATCTAAAAGAAAAGATGTACTACCCACAGGAAGTGGATGACATATTCCTCAATGAAGATACAAACATCTTTGACATTGAGGCTGCTAAAAGGCAGAAGAGCAAACTATTACAACAAGAAAGAACAGGTACACCTATTATATTATTCAATGATGGAGAGAAGATAAGTCACGAGTTTACAGATAAGCTCCCTATATCTAACTTCCCTCTTAAGAATAGTGATCAGAAAGATGCTCCTGTTGTTATATATGAATTCCCTATTGATAATCCTCCATATGGATTATATGTAGCTGGGGTCGATCCTTATAGACAAGGACAATCTGCATATTCAAGCTCGTTAGGATCTGTGTATATTTATAAAAGAATGCATGACCTAACAGGTGAGAAATATCAAGATATGTTCGTAGCTTCGTATTGTGCTAGACCTGAGAAGAAGGAAACTTGGGAAGAACAAGCTCGCTTACTCATCAAATATTACAATGCTAGAACGCTTTGTGAGAATGATGATATATCATTTATAGAATATATGAAAGCTAAAGGAGATGCTCACTATTTAGAAAAGCAACCTCAATGGCTTATGGAGATTGTTCCAAACACAACGGTTAAACGTGAGTATGGAATTCATCGTTCAAGTCAGAAGATAATTGACTATCTTCACAACTGCTTGAAGAAGTATTTGGAAGGAACGATATATAAGGAGACGAATGAAGCTGGTGAGACTGTAAGAGAAGTGTTGGGTGTGAGTAAGATATTTGATCCTGTACTACTTGAAGAAGTTATTCAGTACAATGACTCAGGTAACTTTGACCGTATCATTGCTGCAGAACTAGCTATCGCTCAAGCACTTAAGATGGATCCTATATTTGGAAAGATTGGTGGGTCTAGTGATGATAGATTGAAAGCAATGTACGCAGGAACACCAAAGAACCCTTTATTTTCTACATCAAGAGGAATATTTAATAATAGAAAACGTAAACTTTTTACATAATGGCAATTATACGGTATACAAAAGATGCTACAATTAGGTATGCATATTTAAATATATTTCCAGATCAGTTTAAAACTGAGAAGGAGAAGCAAGATGAGAGTTGGATTAAAAACACAATGGACTATTTTGCCAACAAATCATACGCTGAGTATGTGAAGAACAGAGACACCTTTGTTAAGAACTATGATCTTGTCAAGGGTATTTTGCGTATGGAGGACTTCTATCAAGAGCCTGTTGTAAGTAGCTTTACACAAACTCTTGAGGCTAACTTAAACCTTCCTTCATATGTAAAGATGTATTCTATCATCACCACTCCTCTTAATGAGTTAGTTGGTGAGATCTCTAAGAGACCAGATGCTTTCCGTGTGAAGGCATTTGATGATGATAGTCAAGCTGAAGAACTAGAATTCAAAACTGGTATTCTGCAGGAATACGTTATCAATCAGGCTAAACAAAAGATTTTAAATCAAGCTCAGTTAAATGGACAGGAGTTAGAAGAAGAAGAGGTTCAGCAAATGACAATGGATCAAGTGAAAGATGAGCTAGATAGCTACACATCTATTGCTGAGAAATGGGCTAACCACATTCTTACATGTCAGAAGGCAGAGTTTAATCTTAAGGAGAAATCAGAAGATGCCTTCAGAGATATGTTAATTTCAGCTAGAGAGTTCTATCATATATATGAGGACAACTCTAAACTTGGATTTAACATTGAGGTGGCTAACCCTAAGAACACTTGGTTCCTCACTACACCAGATAGAAAGTATGTTTCAGATCCTACAGGTAGAGCACAAGGAGCTTATGCTGCTGGTATTGTACAAGTTATGGAACTATCTGAAATCATCGAGGCTATCCCTGACTTAACTAAAGAAGAGATTGATCACTTACGTAGTTCTTTACAAGACTATGGTTTGATCAACGTACGTGAGTCAAATCTTGGTAATCCAGATGCGACACCTGGTATTGACTCAGTACAATATGATACATACGATCCTCTTGTTCTACAAACAAGAATGATCATTGAATCAGAGATGAAAGAGAACGATGATGGACTTAAGGACTTCTTAGGACTTACATCTAATGTGAGCTCATTTGGTTATAAGTATGTTGTTGTTAGAGCCTATTGGATCTCTAAGAAGAAGATTGGTAAACTAATCTACTTAGATGAGATGGGTAATGAGCAATCTATGCTTGTTGATGAAAACTATAAGAGTAAGACAATCCCTACAGAAGTTTCTCTAGAATGGGGTTGGATTAACCAATGGTATCAGGGTATTAAGATTGGTCCAGACATCTATCACATCAAACCTTACAAATTATTAAGCTATTGTCCTATCATTGGATTGGTTCATGAGGTGAAGAATACAGAAGCTAAGAGCTTAGTAGACTTAATGAAACCGTTCCAGGTGCTATATAATGTATGTATGAACCAGCTTTACACACTTCTTGAGAAGGAAGTTGGTAAGGTGTATCTAACATCTATCAGACATATTCCTGTTCCTAAGGACGGTGATGCTCAAGATGCTTTAGATATGTGGGAACTAGAAGCTCGTAACAGAGGGGTTGTATTTATTGATGACTCTCCTGAGAACTTAAAGAGTCCTTCTAGCTTCAACCAGTTCAGAGATATTGACCTTACACGTACGCAGGAGATTCAATCTCGTTACACATTAGCTATGCAGCTTAAGCAAGAGTGTTGGGAACTTGTAGGTATGTCTAAACAAAGAATGGGATCTATATCAGCTAGTGAGAGTGCTACAGGTACAAACACAGCTATCACACAGTCTTATTCTCAAACAGAACCTTTATTCGTAGCTCATGAGTATGTTCTTGGTCAGTTGTACCAAGCTATCATTGATGCTGCTTTATATGTGGAATCTAAGAAACCACAATCCACCCTATCATACATTACATCTGATGGAGAGTCTGCTTTCGTACAGGTAAATGGAACTGATCTCAGATTTCGTGACCTTAAGGTGTTCTTAACCAATCGTCCTGAAGATCAGAAGATGTTTAACGAATTACGTGGATTGTCTCAAGCTGTTATACAAAATGGTGGTTCATTACATGACATCATTGAACTTTACAGCACTGATTCTGTACGTAAGATGAAGAAGGTGTTCAAGAGCCTCAAGGATAAACAAGATGCTATGCAACAACAACAGTTGGATATGCAACAGCAACAAATGGAGCAACAGCAACAACAAGCTATGGCTCAAATCCAACAAGCTCAAGAAGCTCAAGAGAAACAATTGGCTCATGATGACTATCAGAAGGAACTTGATAGAATCAATAAGAAAGAGATTGCACTCATTGCTGCTGAAGCAAAATCAGGTCCATTGTCTGATATAGACGAATCTGGAACTCCTGATGTGTTGGAAATCAATAGGTTAGCATTTGAGCAATCAAGAGCTGCTAAAGATTATGAGGCAAAGATGAATGATATTCAATCTAAAAATGCATTAGCTGCTCAGAAACTACAAGTTGAAAGAGAGAAATTACAAGTGGCTAGAGAGAACCAAGCAAATGATTTAGCTATTGCTAGAGAGAATGCTAAGAACAGAGCGAGTAAGAAAACTAAGTAATTATGTTAGATAGGCTGATTGACGTTGTGTTACAATTTGGCTCAGACGTACTCCCTGGTATTATTATCAGGGATTACGAGGAGGCAGTCCTTCTAAGATTTGGTAAATTTAAAAAGGTGTTAAAACCTGGGTTCCACCCAAAGATACCATTTGTAGATGAGGTGATTGACCAACATGTCGTTATTACAACACTAAGTCTTCCAGCACAATCTTTGTATACTAGTGATAGACAGAACATTGTTGTCAAGGGTGTAATCAAATACAAGATATCAGATGTGAAAACATTCCTGTTAGAAGTGTTTGATGCCCAAGATGCAATAGCTGACATGTCACAAAGTGTCATAAAAAATGTAATCATGTCTATGTCCCTGGAAGAATGTACGGATGCAGAACTTGATAACACATTAACTAAGAAGGTAAGGGTTGAAGCAAGGAAGTGGGGTGTTGAAATTCAACAAGTTACACTCACTGATCTGGCTCCAATTAAGAGCTTTAGGTTAATAAATGACACAATTACAAACAATCTTGATTAGAGTGAATTACATTAATGCTATATTATCGTGAATAATGGTTCGTATAATGCACTACCTCTTTGGTATTAATTTATAATAATATACTTTTACACCTGAAAACCAATAATAAAACAAACTACATATGGCTGAAAATCTAGACAACCCATCAATGGGAAACTTTAGTATTCAAGATACTATGGAAATGGGCATGGGAAACCAAGAGCTTTTAAGTGACTTATTTGCTCCTGAGACTTCTACTACCAATCCTGATGATATTCAAGATATTAAAGATGAACCTGCTCCTGCAGCTAAACCTGCAAAGAAGACAACAGCTCCTGCTGCTGCTCCAGAAGAGAATGATGAGGAAGATAAAGAAGATAAGACAAAGTCTTTACAGGACTTTTTACTAGGTGGAGATGATGAAGAGGAAGAGGATGAAGATTCTCCTGCTCCAGCTCCTAAAGCAAAAGCTCCTGCAGATACAGAAGATGATGAAGAAACAGAGGGTGATGAACCAGCTAGTCCATTCACATCTCTTTCTAAAGACCTTTTCAAACTTGGTGTATTTACCCAAGATGAAGATGAAGAAGAAGTTGCAATCTCCACTCCAGAAGAATTCCTTGAGCGTTTCCAAGCTGAGAAAAAGAAAGGAGCTATTGAGGTGGTAAACAACTTCATTGGTCAATTTGGAGAAGACTATCAACAAGCATTTGATGCCATATTTGTAAAAGGAGTAGATCCAAAAGAGTATTTCGGTACTTATAATAATATAAAGAGTTTCGCTGAGATGGATTTAGCAGACGAAACTAACCAAGTTGCAGTAATTAAACAGGCCCTAGCTGATCAAGGATTTGATCCTGAGGATGTTACAACAGAAGTTGAAAGACTTAAGAATTACGGTGATTTGGAAACTGTTGCTACAAAACACCACAAAGTGTTGGTTAAGAAGGAAGCTGCAAAGCTTCAACAAATGGAGCAAGAGAATGAAAAGAGATTACAACAGCAAGCTGCTGTTAAACAACAATATGTTCAGAACGTTCAGTCTGTATTACAAGAAAAACTAAAAGCAAAAGAGTTTGACGGTATTCCTCTGAACCCTAAATTGGCTGGTGAACTACAAGATTTCCTGTTAGTAGATAAGTATAAGACAGCATCTGGTGAGACTCTCACAGATTTTGACAAAACTATTCTAGAACTTAAGCGTCCAGAAAACCATGCAACAAAGGTTAAGTTTGGACTTTTATTAAAGATTTTAGAAAAGGATCCTACATTATCTACAATACAAAAGACTGGTATCACCAAGAAGTCAAATGAATTGTTTGGTGAAGTTGCTAGACAAGTTAGCAAAAGTTCTACAAAAACAGGAAATAAGCCCAAGCCTACAACTTCATGGTTTCAATAAACAATTTATAAACATTAATTAAAAAAATAACAAAATGGCAATTCAAACAATTCCAGGTTTAACTGGCTTTACGTATGCTCGTGTTGCTTCTATGGACAAGCGTGCAGTAGGTAAGTTGACAGATTCTAACCACTTGGAAAGCTTTCACTCAACTGAGCCAGCAGATTATGATAAGAAGATTATCAGTTTGTACACTCAGAGTTCTCTTTACAGTAATGACTTCCTAGACATGATTAACAAGTCTACTCCTTACTATATCGATAATAACAGTGATGCTTGGAAGTGGCAAGTACAAGTTCCTTACAAATTCCCTAAAATCATTGACATCCCTGATAGCACTCTAGCTCTAGATAAGCCAGGTATCGATGGTCAAGAGTTTTCTCTTGTAATTGACACAAATGAGTTCTCTAAGAACGCTATTGTTTCTGTAGGTACTCGTCAGTATGGTCCTCGTTTCTACGTTATCAAAGATCCTATTCCTTGGAACGCTGGTTTCTTGTACTCTTTCACTCTTGTGACTGACAACCCTCAAGTAGATTACGTAAGTGCTACTTTCTTACAAACTGGTATCGAACTAGAATTAGTTGATGCTGCTATCGGTGAATTCGATCAAGACTTATTAGGTCTTCCTCGTTTAGGTGAGCAAATCACTATGTTTGAATCTTTAGGTTCTGCATATGGTTATGAGCACAAGATCACTGAATGGGCTGATGATAAAATGATGCGTGATGCTTCTGGTAAGCCTCTTGACATCTTAGTATATGCTCCACAAAGACGTAACCAATTACCTTTAACTCGTAACGATGTTAAATGGGAACCATTTATTGAGTTCTGGATGCGTAAATCTATGTTAGAATTAAAAGTTAAGCGTATGATCTGGGCTAAGCCTGGTACCGTGAAGACTAATGGTTCTAAGCAAGAATTAAAGCGTACATCTGCTGGTGTATACCACAGAATGCGTAACAACGGTAACTTAGTACAATACAACCGTGGTGAGTTCACTGCAAACTTGATTCGTTCAGTGTTTGGTGACTTATTCTACCGTCGTGTGGATGTTAAGGATCGTAGAGTTAAAATGTACACTAACGAAGCTGGTTTCGATGTGTTCCAACAAGCTCTTAAAAATGATGCACTTAATTCTGGTTTAACTTTCATGGCTGATTCTGGTAATCGCTACATGCAAGGAGAAGGTCAACACATCACTTACAACTTTGCATTCGATGCAATGGTTACACGTGAAACAGGTCGTGTTGAACTAATTCACTTAAAAGAATTAGACCTTCCTCAAACTAACTTAGAATTCGGTCAGAACAAAAAATCTACTCCTGTATTCATGGTGTTTGATGTATCTCCTATGAGCGATGGTTCAATGGTTAACAACATCCGTGAAGTACGTATGAAGGGTGCTCCTTCAATGACTTGGGGTTATATCGATGGAACTCGTCACCACTTAGGTTTTGCTAAGTCTCAAGGTATGAGTTCTGCGAACAAATTCCCTGGTTATGAGATTTGGATGAAAGACCGTTGTGATGTATTCATTGAAGATTTATCACGTACAGTGTTAATTGAAGAAATACCACAATTCTAATCTAACGATTAGGCATAACCTACCGAGAAGAATTCCCCCCCACTGCTCCAAGTGGGGGAGTCTTCTCACACAGATGGATGGGTACAGATTATGTGTCTGTATCGCACTCTCTTCGCTGAGAACCCATCTGCAAAAATAAACCAAACAAAAACAACTACATATGGGTAAGATAGGAAAAATCTCTACACTAAAGAAAGATTACAACAACTCTCAGTTGCAAACCATGCAAGGTGGTCTTGCACAAAAAGGTTTAACCAGGATCCCTGGAACAGGTGTATTTAAGTATCCTTACAAGGAACTTGATGGTCAGTACAGAACTGGATTAGATCCAAATGCTGCATACATTCGTAGAATGGGTGACAGTCTTGAAAGAGAAATGGAAGTTGAAAGAGTTACAGCACTTAAGAAAAAACTTGAATCTGCGTTAGGTGATGTTGATTTAAGTCCTCGTTCTAGTTTCTGGAACTATGGATTGTCTACATCTACAGATGATACATTACATGTACAAGCTGTTAAGTTAATGGATGGTGATAACTACTTTGATTTCTCTAATCCTTTTCAGGAATTAGCATTTGCTTGGTTGAGAGTTCATCCAACAATTGCCTCTAGCTATCAGGCTTGGGAGCGTGGTGAAGTTCCTGCAGATACACAATTTTACGTTGCTGATGATGAAATTGAGAATGCAGTGATATTCAAGAAGAAACAATTGATCAACAAGGCTATTGTCAAGTTTGATGCAATGACTCCAGAGAAGAAGCGTAAAGTGGCAAGATTGTTAGGATTACCTGTTACAGAAGACACTAAAGAAGAATCTGTATACAATCAGGTAGATAACCTATTAAAACAAACAGAATTCAAGAATGGTAAACATGCTGGTTTAAACCCTGTAGAGGTGTTCAGCAGATTTGCAGATATGAAGGAAAACTTACTCCATATTAAAGACTTGGTTAAGCAAGCTATCGCTCACTCAGTATATCGTTTAAAACCTAATGGTAAGGTGTACGAAGGTGAATTTGAGATTGCTAAGGATGAAGATGATTTAGTTAAATTCCTTGCTGATGAAGATAACCAAGACGAATTATTAACCTTGGAAGGAAAATTAAAAACTAAGAAAATAGCTTCTGTATGATACCCGTAGATAGTTTATTATATAAAATTGACCAGAAACTAAATAAACTATCAACTAACGAACATCAACAAATTAACTTAGAAGATAAGATTTTAGCTTTGAATGAAGCTCAGATCAAGTTGATTAAACAGAAGGTTGACGGTCAAAACACAATTTCTGGTCTAGGTCTCGATGCTTTCAAAAAGCGTTATGAAGACTTACAAAATCTGGTTGTAGATTACAATAAACAACCTCTTGACTTAACAATCAAGAATGCTGAATTAAATCAATGGTCGGCTGGACTAGATCAACTCGATCCAAAGTACATGTTCTATGTAGATAGTTATGTACTTGCAGATAAGGGTAGATGTAAGGATAGACAAATATGGATTAATAGAGACTTGGCTAAGCATAGCGATTTGCAATTCTGCTTAAACAATACCCATTACAAACCATCGTTTGAATATCAAGAAACGTTCAACCTCCTAACTTCTGATGAGATTTCTATATTTACTGACGGTACATTTACACCTAAGAAGATATACATATCATACATGAGATATCCTAAGTATATTAATAAAACTGGATATGTTATGTTAGACGGACAGGACTCTTTCGATCAAGACTGTGAACTAGAAACATACCTGGAAGATGAGTTGTTAGACTTAACAGTTCAAAACCTAGCGATGTATACAGAGAATCAATCTGCAGTTCAAAGTGCTCAGTTTAGGATTCAGACAAACGAATAGTTATTTTCACAATTTAAATAAAACAAAAAATGGCTGATTTTTCATTAACTACGCTCTTCGTAGTTCCAGTAGGAAACACTCTACCTAGCTCTGGTTCTACGCAAAACTTGACCGCAGGTCAGTTTGGTATTTTTAGAAGCGATTACACTGTAGCTAATGCAGGTAACATTGCTGCTAAACCGTATTTCTATTTAGCTCAAGGTAGAACAAACACTTATTTACAAGGTTCTAAGCGTTCTGACAAGATTGCTTCTGCCCAAGTTAGTGAGTGGTATAAAGTTGTTGGTAATCCAGTTGCTGCTAACCAAGTAACTGAAATTAGTAACTTTAACGTTAAACCAGGTGATGTTGTAACATTCACATTACGTGCTCATTCTTCTTACATTGACACATTGTATTTCAACGGTTTCACCCGTTCTATTACAGTTGTTGCTCCTTGTTTAGAGTGTGGTGGCGATCCATGTGCAGATGTTGATGTTCCTGCTTTCATCGATCAAGCTATCTTAAAGTTCAGACAAGAGGCTCCAGGTAACAACCCTGACAATATTAGCTTTGATACCTTCTATCAATTCCAAAGAGTTGGTAACAATGCTAGTGCTAAACTAGTTATCTCTGGTAAACCATTAACTAAGTATGGTCAACCATGTGATGTTGCTGCATTCCCTTGGGAATACGATCGTATGTACTTCCGTACTTTCGTATACAGTGGACCAGCTACAACTGCTGACTTCATTGTTGCTGACAATTGTAACATCGTTGCTGAGGCTGTAGTTACTCAACGTGCTTCTTATGTATCTGGTACTTCAGATGAGATCAAGCAATTAGAGAAAAACTTCTATAGCTACCAAGCTGGTTACCTTAAGCATTTGTACAGAATGGTTGGTTACAACGAGAACTTTGAGTCTTGGGTAACTGATGGTACTACTTATGACACTTATTACATTAAGTTCAATGAGTATGACAAATCTGCTTACAAGTGGGGTGATTACATCATTGAAGATAGCACTGTTATCATTGCTATTCCTAGTGGTGCAACTGCTACAATCGAGGCAATCTTAGTTGCTGCTTTAGGTGCTGTAACTGATGATAGCGGTCCTATCACAAGTACAACTTCTACTACAACTACTGTTTGGCCTAGTACTTCAACAACAACTACTTTGATTCCTTAATAGAATACAAGTAGAATCATATAACCTATGCCAGAGGGTGAGAGGATATTTCTCAAATCCTCTGGCATATTTATTTTAAAGACATGACCTTAGATATACTGGTAGTACCAACTTATAATACATTAACATTAGGTGTGGCTGATGCATCAACTTATGATACAGATCCTCCTGTTGTTACTTCTCCAACTCTTGAAGTAACAATGCCTGGATTTGCACCTGTATTTGTACCATTCAACGTTAATGACTTTAATATACTTAATTCAGCATCATTAGGACTTAGTGTTGTAGGAGCTCCATTGATTCCTCTACCTGATGGAATCTATACATTAACATACTCTGTTGCTCCTGCATATCTGAACTTTGTTACCAAAACCATCATTCGTGTTGAACAATTACAAGAGAAGTTTGACAATGCTTTCATGAAGCTTGATATGATGGAATGTGATCTTGCTATCAAGACACAAGCTAAGGTTGACTTAAATAGTGTATACTACATGATTCAGGGTTCTATTGCTGCAGCTAACAACTGTGCTGTAGATACTTCTAACAAACTGTATGTACAAGCAGATAGAATGCTTAATAACTTTATTAAAACCAATTGTGGTTGTTCAGGAAATAACTACATAATTAATTTCCAATAAAATGGCAAACTGTAGAGACTGTGGCATCAAAGTAGGATGTGGATGTCAATTAATTAACGGCTTATGTTCAGCATGTAACTACAAGCTGAAGCAAGCAACTCAAAAAATAAAAAATGTTATCACCAAGGCTTACAAACTGTATTGATTGTACAACTATTCCTGTACTATTAGCTGATATTGATTGCAAGTTAACAAGTTTAGCAAACAATCAATATAACAATATCGTATTCTCTTTAAACTATCCTGTGCCAGGGGTTGTAATTGGTGACTTACTAAATTATAAAAGGATCTTGACTTACAAGTTCTGTAACTCTGACTACGCTAGTCACTTTACTGTGAAGATGATAGCAAGTAAAGTAAAACTCTTAATTCATAAATAATTTATAAAATGTCTTGTACAAACTGCTTCAATGGATGTGTTGAGATTGTATCTGATCAATGTGTTAGATATACAGGTCCAACTATTTCTGCTCTAAATATTACTACAGGAGATACATTAACTCATGTAGAAGAAATGATTACAGACAAACTTGTTCCATTATTAGTTGGTACAGGTGATGTTATAACCATTGCTTCTGGTGATAAATGTGCTCTTATTAATGGATTCCTAACAGGAATCACTTCTCCTAATTCTACTCAATTATTTACAGCACTAGTTAAATCTGTTTGTAGTTTACAAACTCAAGTGACTGCAGTTGCTGCTGATATTGCTGTATTGAATGCAGATTACTCAATAGGTTGTCTTACAGGTGTAACTGCTTCTTCTGACACACATGCTATTTTACAAGCTGTTATTACAAAACTTTGTACAGTAGCAGCAGACTTAACAGCATTAGGTTTAAATGTAAATACAAACTACGTAAAACTTGCTGATCTAAACTCTCTAATTGCTGCATATTTAGCCAGTGTTGGAACTAACACTAAGTATTATAACCGTATGGTTCCTTATTCTGTTGTAGAATACTACGGTAGTCTTACAGGTAAGTTTGATAGTACAGGTGCTGGTATTACTGGAACTGATTGGGAGAAAATCTATCTATGTAATGGCTTAAACGGAACTCCTGATAAAAGAGGACGTGTTCCTGTAGGTGCTATTGTTGGTGTAGGTGGTGGAGCTCTAGATGCTGCTGTTAATCCTGCTAATGTTGGTAATCCTAACTATGCTCTTGGAGATGGTGGTGGTGCTAACACTGTAACGTTAAACAGTACACAAATTCCTGCACACTCACATCCTATTGTAATTACTGACCCTGGTCACGTACATGCTCCTGGTAGCTCTATCTTTAGAGGTAACAGAACTACAGATGACTCTGGTGGAACACAATGTGTGGCTACACAATTATCAAATAGTGATCCAGCACTAACAGGACCTCAATACACAGCAAGTGCTACTACAGGTATAACTGCATCAATTAGCAATACAGGTGGTGGATTAGGTCATGCTAACATCCAACCTGTACGTGCTTGCTACTATATCATGTACATTCCTTAATCGATTAAATTAAACTATAATGGCTTGCGTACCTGGTACACCTTGCTTTGAGAATACAGTGAATGCCTATTATCCACAGAATTGTAATAATGGAGCATTCGCTGGTTATCCTGTTCCTACATCAGCCGTTCAATATAATGGCCCAAGTCTTCCTAATTCAGGAATTGATACAGGGGATATATTGACATTAGCTTTACAGAAACTAGATAATGCAATTGATCCTGTAGAATTAGTACAAACTCTTATCACTGTAATCAATCAGAATCCATCTTTAAAGGTGATGTTCTGTACATTGGTAAACTCTTGTCCAATCACAACAACTACTACATCTACAACAATTCCTCCTACAACAACAACTACAACATCTAGTTCTACATCAACAACAACTAGTACATCTTCAACAACAACCACTACAACTACAATTCCTTAATAAACCTATAATATGACGGTATTAATTACATTAACGACAGCTGGTTCTTCAACAGGATCATTTAGTCTATATTCAAATGTAGATTCTTATTCTACACCATTTGAGACAGGTGTGGCAAAATCTAGCCTATTGGCTGGATATACATCTACAGTGGTTCCAACTAGCACAACAATCGTTCGTGTTATGTCTACAGGAACATGTACAAACTATACAGATATATCTATAGTGCCATGTACAACAACTACAACTACTAGTTCATCCACAACTACTAGTACTAGTACATCTACAACAACTACAACCACTACAGCTGCTCCTTGTCAGCAATTAAATTTATATCCTTCTAATACCACTGCATGTGCTCATTTAGGAAGCTTAACTTTATTTGATACTGATAATGCTCTAGCCCCTACAAGGTTATGGGTAGCTGGTGAATGTGGAGTAACTCCTGTAGTGGGAGGTAACCAATGGTACTCTCAAGGTGCTGGTGCAGATAGCTATCAAGTAGATAATGGTGGATTCATTGTTGCTACAACAGCGTGTCCTTAACATAATAACAAAAACCTTGTTTTGTTGGTTTTACAAGGTATCCCCTGGCCTTTCTAGGCTGGGGGTTTTTGTTTAAACTCTAATCAAATTGATTAATCTATATAATTAAATTGGTTAATAAAATTTTGTAAATGTCAAAATTAGTTCGTACCTTTACAGCAATTTTAACTAAATTAAACCATATATGTCTGAAAACCAATCATTGCTACAACAGCTAGAAGAGATTCTACATTGGAAAAAGAGTAAACAATTCTATGCTGATAAGCTTGGAATTACAGAGTTTGAGGTTGACGAGTTATTAAAAGAATTAAGAAATCAAGAGAAGAGTGAGGAAGATGCTGAGGTTGGAAATTACATTTCTGAACTAGAGAATGTAATAGTTAAGTTTACAGAGGACATCAGCAAAGGTGTTGGTGAGGTGGTAGCTAACTTTAGCGAAGAGGTTAAGAGCTTAGATGAACTAATTGAGAAGTGTCACATAGACACAGATAAATGGGAAATAACTAAATATGTACAGAACTTCTGGGGGAATGGTGGAAATCCCCATTGGCAGGTTAAAGCCTGGCTAGCGAAGAAGTCTGCAGAGCAAGTTTTTCAAGATAGCTTTGTGGACTTTTTAGCTTCATATCAGCCTGTTAGTCAGGAAGTTATGAGTCCTAAGTTTGACCCAGAGAGACCAAACGGTATGTTAGTTATCAACAAACAAGACTCTCATTTAAACAAATGGGATGTAGATGGTGATAACAATGTACTGGATAGACTAGCTAAGATTATGTATAAGGTGGAAGTGATAGCTGCACAAGCTCAACTTTCAAACAACCTAGAAGAAATAACATACATTATTGGCTCAGATGAGTTTAATAGTGAATACACCAATGCAACTACAAAAGGAACTCCTCAACAGAATACACATACATATCACACTTCATTTGAATATATATGTGACCATGAGGTGTTAATGATTACAATGTTATTACAATACGCTAAACATGTTAATGTGGTGTATGTAGCTGGTAATCACGATGAGTTTGTAGGATGGCATATGGTTAACTGGTTACAAACGTATTTTAGAAATATAGACAGACTTACAATTGATAGCTCTCCTAAATACAGAAAGTATGTAAGTTATGGCAATTCAGCATTAATGTTCAATCATGGGGATGCGATTAAGCCAGCTAAACTTGCAGCACTGTTTCCAATAGAATATAGAGACCAATGGTCATTCCACCATAACTTCTATATATTCACAGGAGATAAGCACCATGAAGTGAGTCATGATTTTAACGGTATTAAATTTTACCAAATTCCAGCTTTCTCAAATGCTAAGAGCCTTTGGGATGATAAGAATGGTCACACAATGTCTAAAGCTGAAGTGACAGCATTCCTAATCGATCAAGCTGAGGGAATGACAAATATATTCAAACAGTATTTATAATGGCAACTTTAAGGAAATTAGTTTCAGATGTACGTGCAATGCACAAATTGTTATCAACAGATAACTTAATCACTGATAGAGTGGTTGCATCTGAGATTAAGAACAACACACTTTTATTAGTAAAACGTGAGACAAATCTCAGAAAGCTTTGGGCTACTGATACTTTGTTTACTACCATTCCTTGTTTGGAATTGGTAGAAGTTCCTATTTCTGAATGTTGTGATTTTGTTGATCCTTGTACTGTAGCTAGAACAAAATATAAACTTCCTCGTATCTGCGAGGGTAATTATCAATACCTCATTCAAGGTGTTTATTCAATAAACGCTATGAGTGGGCAAGGCAAAAAGTTAAAAGAGGTTACTATCAATAGATATTTAAATCTCTTAAAACTTCCAATCATCAAGAATGAGCAATACTACTGGATTGCTAATGGAGGATATTTATATGTAAATAATCCTCTATTACAAGCTGTTAGAATTTCTGCTTTCTTTGAAGAAGATGTTCCTAATGAGATCATGTTTGCTGACTGTCAGTGTGGTGATAATATTAATTTAGAAGATTATTGTATGAATCCTCTAGATAAAGAATATGGCTGCCCTGGTTATTTAGAAAAGCAAGTGTTAGAACTGACATCTCAAAAGCTGTTATCAACCTATTTCAGATTGAAGACAGATCAAACATCAGATGGGGTTGATGGTCAAGC